CTTCCAAAATCTAAAAAATTATCAATGTTTTTAGATTGTATACATAAAAAAATAATTTAAATATCATATATAATTATGGCCGCACTTGAAGAAAATGGAGTTTTAAAAACATTAACTCATTTTTTTGCTAAACAAGGTGGTAAATACAAGAACTTTATTTAGTTGATTCTCCAACAGATGGAGTTGTAAAATTACAAATAGATTTTTTTCCAGGAAGAAAAGGAGGGTTCAATCGTTTTGGACGCATGGGACAACCCTTGCAAAACCTGAATGTTCTTGTCATTAAAAATGTAGAGGTACAAACAAAAGGTAACAATTTAGTAGAAAAGGCCGCCGTAGCATTATTAAGCGATCCATCTAATGATATAGATGCTATTGTACTGGAAGATATATTAGATCCTGCATGGAAAACACGCCTGATTAGTGGAGATACAAGTGGACGAAGAAAATGGTTACCATCACCTGTTCCCGGACAAGATAATGTTTATTTGACAAGAGATCAAGTACAGAAAGAATTTTTAGGCGGTAAAAGTAAACGAAAACGGTACAATAAAAAAAGAAAAAGTCGGCGAAAATAAACTTGTTTAAGTACTAATTTAATATATTTTATATGTTAACGTTAAACCTATATTAATAAAAAAATGAACTAAAAAAAACTTATTTTATATTATATCAAAGGATGAACAGTTATCTTTCTTCTCATCCGTCCCCCGATAAACCTTCTTGTACTCATACACGAATCGGAGGAGAAGGCGTGTATGGAGGTTCTTATTGTATTCCAAATCTAGCCGAATTCTTTAAACATTACGTAAAACACGTATTTGTAGACAATCAATTAGAATATTTAACAGAAAAACAGTTGGAATGTGGACCTATTGGTATTGATATTGATTTACGATATCATGAACCTAAACGAGCTTATTCCAATGACGACCTTATTGATTTTGTTGACATTTTAATGGATGAAATCAATACACTCTTTACCATCACTGGAAATTTTGACATTTACGTATTTGAAAAGCCCAACATCAATGTAACCCCCACCCAAATTAAGGACGGAATTCATATGATTGTATCGTTAAATTTAGACCCGGCTTCAAAATCTATACTTAGAACGCGTCTACTTTCTAAAATGGATATTTGGAAAAATTTAAAGCTTGCCAACGACTGGAATTCCGTATTGGATGAAAATGTTTTCAAAGGGTCCACCAATTGGCAACTTTACGGATCACGAAAACCTGGTCATGAAGCGTATCAACTTACCACCGTCTACACGTTCAATAAAGAAGATCAATCCTATGCCATTCATTCTTATCCCGGATCATCATTTCCTGTTCAAACCGATTTTTATAAGTTATCTATTCGAACGCCTGCCAATGAAACACCTTCCCTAAAACCAGAATACATGGCCGAATATGAAGCTGCAAAACAACGAAAGCGTCCCGTTGTGGTTCATGCCAGTCCACCATCGGAAGCGATTGATACCCTAGCTAAATTGAATGCTGCTCTTGAAAAAAAACTTGAATCCTTTGAATTGGCTGAATATATCGCCGTTGATGCTCATAAATACGTCATGTGTTTACCTGAATCTTATTATAATGATTATGATAAATGGGTTCGTGTAGGATGGGCTCTTTATCATACCCATAAAGATTTATTCTTATCGTGGGTTAAATTCAGTAGCCAATCGGATAAGTTTTCATGGGGAGACGTTCCAAAATTAGAAAAACAATGGAATGAATTTAAACGTGACAATGGATTGACGATTCGGTCTATTATGTTTTGGGCAAGAACTGAAAATGCAACCGAATACAATTTGATCAAAGAACAAAGTGTGGATGCTGCAGTAGATGCAATCATTTACAATTCACAGGAATGTACTGAATTTGACATTGCTGACATTTTGTTTCGTTTGTACAAAGACCGATTTATTTGTGCTGAATTAAAAAACATGCGTTGGTATCAATATACGCACAATCGGTGGATTGAATCCGAAGCTGGTACGGATTTGAGAAATCAAATTACCAGCATGCAAGGTGTTTATGGAATATTTTCTAAAAAGCGTGTTGTTGTCTGCAATCAAATTACGACAACGGCACCCGATGATGAAAATTATTCTAAACTAAAACAACGTCAAAAAAACATTGATACCATCATGACACGTATTTTGAAAAAGCACGGTGATAATATCATGAAAGAAGCAAGTCATAAATTTTATGTTCCCGATTTTATGCGTTTGTTGGATAGTAAAAACCACATCTTGTGTTTTACCAATGGCGTCATTGATTTTAGTACCAATACATTTCGTCAAGGTATGCCTGAAGATTTCACACATAAATATACACACATTCCGTATTTACAAGAATCCAATCCAGACATTGAAGAAGAAATCAATACCTTCTTACATCAATTGTTTCCTGATGATGAATTGTTTCAATACATGTATGATCACATGGCATCCATGCTCTTAGGCAAAAATTCAAACCAAACCTTTAACATTTATATTGGAAGCGGTCGTAATGGTAAAAGTAAATTGATTGAGTTGCTCAGCAATGGATTAGGAGATTACAAAACGACCATCCCGATTTCTATCATTACCAAGCCTCGTACTAACGTAGGTGGAGCTTCTCCTGAAATTGCTGCGTTAGTTGGCATACGACTTGCTGTCATGCAAGAATCATCCGTCAATGATCGTATCAATGAAGGTCCATTGAAAGAATTGACAGGCGGCGATTCCATTCAGTGCCGAGCCTTGTACAGTAAACCCATTACCTTTGTTCCCCAATTCAAATTGGTCATGGCAACCAATAATTTACCGGCCATTGATGGAAAAGATGATGGTACATGGCGTCGTGTACGTTCCGTAGAATTTAAATCTCAATTCAAAGAAAGGGAAAAGATAGATCCCTCGTCTAAATATCAATTTGCAGTGGACAAAAACATTGATGAAAATTTTAAAACATGGGCACCTGTATTCATGAAAATGTTAGTAGAGCGTGCCTTTGTTACCAAAGGAATCGTCAAGGATTGTGCCATGGTCATGGTGAATTCAGAAAAGTATCGCAGAGATCAAGATTATTTGGCAATTTTCATGGACAAGTATGTGTACGAAGATCCGAATGGAACGCTTATGGAACATGAATTGCTTGAAAAGTTTAAGGAATGGTGGAAGATGTATTATGGAGATAAGCGTGTCATGGGTAAAGAATTATTTGACCACATTCATAAAAAATATGCTGAACATCCTACTATTAAATCAAAGGGAACTGTATGGAATGGACTTAAGATGCATTATGAAAAGTATGATGAAGTGGCCGATATTTAAACATAGGTTAACATTTTCTCCAAGGAATCATTACTTTCTATTAATTTTTGAAAATCTTCAAGTTCTTTAATTTCTTTACTCATGATTTTATTAATATCTGTGCATATGGTAGTGCACGATTCGTCACAATTTTTTTCACATTCTTTTTCACATTCTTCATTTTTTTTAACTTTATTTAAAAATTCAAAAAATCCGCCACGTTTTCTTGTTTTTCTACCACCATAAGTATATCCATAGGGTCGTTTATTGATGATGGCATCAATGATTCGTTGTTTATCCATATAATGAATGGATTTGTTAGTCACAACATTCAATATTTTAGTTTTTTCAGTTTGATCCAATGGATGATGGTATGTGTCTATTTTTAGCTTAAATTTCTTCATAAGTTCATCTCGTAACGTTTCACTTCTTTCTTTTTCTTTTTTATATTCTTCTTTAAGAAAGGCTACATCCTCTACCGATGCATTACACATTTTTCTACATTTACATGATTTTTTACACACTTTAAAACATTTTCCATTTCCTCCTTTCAAACTACGCATATTATAAAGTAATATAATAAAGTTTCGTGAACATGGAATGTATTCCTGCATTGTCATACGTTGTATATTGAGGGAGACGTTTAGGTTCTTGTAAATGTTCATAGTAGGAACTAACCATTTCTGAAAGTAATACAATTTCATGATCATGTAAAAAATAAGAAATGTCAGGAATTAATAATTGGGGTTTAATGATAAAAGCAGAGATTCTTGAATTTTTATTTAATTCTTGTGATAATTTGAAAAAATAATTAGTTGGTTTACCATGAACATGATTCGGTATTTTAAGGATGGGTAATAAACAAGCCCCTTTACATTGATTGATTTCCTTTATATATTCATCACTTGCATCTACCATTTCATATTTTCCTTCCAGCAATTCTTTTACATACGACTCCGTAATGGTTTTGGATTGAATACGCGAATTGACTTCTTTTCGTAACGTATAATTTTTAGCCAATAATGTTTTTAACATGAGACGTAACGTAGAATGAATATTTTTATCAAAGGTCATGTTTTTTATAAAATCTATACGTTGTTGATCTACTTCATCCGCTAAATTTGAATATTCATGAATCACGCGTGATGGATATAAAGGTAATGTGGTTGCTACATTGGGCGTTTTGATACAAGGTACAAAAGAATTTGCTTCAGTTAAAATGCCAATGATTTCTTCATGCTCAACCACTTTATAAACTGGATTGCATGGACATTTTTTAGATAAAGATGATAATTTATCTACCGTTACTTTGTAGGATTTAAGTGGCATATCCACTTTATCTATGGACAATGGAACAGAGGGATAACAAGGAACAAAAATACCATTTACGTTTAATCCAATGCACATTTCATGATGAATGACTTGTCCTATAATTTTTTCATCTTTACATAACGTTTGCAATTCACTGGAAATTACATTAGTACTGTAAAATCCGGATTTTGCTTTACAGGCTACAAAATATTCTTTTAATTTTAAAAACGAATCATGCAACGGATAAGTAATATCCGTAAATGAATGCAAATAAGAATGCGAGTTTTGACTAATGTTATGATCAATTAAAGGTTCAAATAGGATACGTCCATTTTCATTGTGTTCTAAAATCATAAATACTGTTTTTTCATTAAAATTGTGTTGCATATAACGATTGCTAGGACATACAATTTCTAATTCTTTCAAGGATGGTACACGAAAAATAACCAGGTTTGTTTTAAATACAAGATTGATAATTTCCCATAAATAAGTATAATCTAAATAGGCAATTTGTTTTTCAAATTCTTTCCATGAAAATTGCTTACATAATCTTCCATTGTTTAATTTGGTAAACACAGGCTTGGATGCTTTGAGTAACAAATTACATGTTTTTTGTAAATCATACGTTGGATCTGCCATTCGTAAACAACCACCAATACATTCTACAAAGGAATGAGGATCTTTAATCGCATATCTCAATAAATGACGACCTTTATCAATGACGCATGATTCATTCAATTCAAAAAAATATTGGATGGATTGAGGTAAGTAAGCAATAGCACCTTCTCCTTTAAACAGCGGATTTGTTCTATTCGTGTTAATTCGTTGAGACGAAGATATATTTCTTGGTTTTTTACTATCACGATCCTTATTTTTTTTAAAACAACAAGGACCAATTTCATTTTCAAGCAATCCAGGAAAAGGATATTCACCATCATTTAATTTATAAACAGATCCGTGTTTTTTTACATCCAACACTTGTCCTTTTAACGCCTTTGCATCAATGATTTTAAGACCTTGTTCTTCAATCTCTTTATCGGTAAGAGGTATTTTGTTGACCATGTCCCAATATTTAGGACAAATGTACGTGGTATCGTTGTACATCAATGTATCTAATTTGGCAATACTTGGGTCGGCTGATTCTTTATCACTCAATGCAATTGGACATCTATGCAATTGACACTTTTTCGTGTATTCAGGATGTAATTTATCTCCAAATTTTTGTTTAATTCTATAAATAATAAAATTCACGTTGTTTAATTTCATATCCTTGTCTTTATCTACTGTACCTCCTACCGTATCATCATCGGATTCTACAACAATATCATCATCCGAATCCGATTCCGATTCTACTTCAATGTCCGGTTCATCATCGGACTCAAAATCAGTTAAAAATTTATTAAAATTTAATTTGGGTTGTTGTTTAGGAGGTAGATCACGTTCACATTGAATAGAATGTTTTTCAGTACATAAAGCAATGTACGTAGAAATGTTGGTTTCAACACATGGAATATAATAGGCTGATTTAATATTAGATAAAATGACAGTTAATTCTGTATTTGCCTTTTCTAAACGTGTAGGAAACCCAATGATTTCTTTGATTTTAAAAGCAAGATTCTCTTTTTTCAATGCAATATCAGCAGATTCATTAAATGCTTTTACATAAGAAATAGCATCGTCTTCCGATAAATTAAATGCATGTTTCAAGATGGTTTTTACACTATCTAAATTATCTTTTAAATATTCATTGACACATAATTCATGGATCAGTTTATTTTCATTATAATTACTTACACGAATGTATCTTTTTTCAGAATCTTTTAAAGATACAAAAAAACGATTTCCGCAAATGTTTTCTTTATAATTTCCAGCATTGAACGTCATGGAATAGGTGATGTTATGAATGGTTGATTCATAAATGGATGTAAAAATAGGATAATCTAAAAATCCACTTTGTTTCATAAAGGTATACACTTGTTCTAATACATCACGATGCGACTTTAATAATGCATTGACTTGATCTACGGTATAATTTTCACAATCTGCTTCCAAAATGATGCTTCCATCTTCTTTGAATGCATATTTAACACGATTTGAAAAAATAGCCGTAATTGATTTTTTATAGGATTGATCTTTTTTAACAACTGCATTTTCAGATAAATTGGGTATACGATTCCCTTTGATATCTTCCTGTTCACAATATAATTTGTACACAATGGTATCTTCTTTACCTGAATTATGCTGTATCATTAATAATGATTCGGAGGTATGTAATAAATTAAAAAGAGTCGTTAAGGGGACCACAATTTTATTAGAGGGATGAACTGAACAAACGATATTTTTAATTCCTTTACGTAAAGGAACTGGTTGAGGAAGTTTATACATGTCATTCAAATGCATCAATCTACGTTCAATACTATCAACATCTATACCATAATTAAAATAAATACTTTCTGATTTTTTTAGATAGACTTGTATCTCAAAAAAAGGCATGTAATCCAATAACAATTTTTTAGATTCATGAATGACATCCGCTTCACTATAAATATCTAATTTAACTGCATGTTTAGGATTGACCGCACACTTTAATTTTTTACCTAGAGAAACGTCTTCCAACACATTTGAAAAATCATAAGTAACAATATCATCCATGGTTTGGTCACGTTCTTCTACTTTATAAATACTTTGAAAATTATTAATAAAATTATTAAAATCGTACCATGGAATGGTTCCTTTAAAATGTTGAAAAATTTGTTCTGGTGTATAGGACGCTCTTTTTGTCGTAAATAAATAAATGTCATGAATGTCTACGGAAAGTATTTTAGATAATTTATACCAAACAACTTCAATCGTATCATCTTCATAAATTTCATATTCACTTGGAATAAATATTTCTAACTGAGTATCAAAATTTAAAAATTTCATATATATAGTATATTTAAAATTTTTAAATCTAAATGTATGCTATGGCATTTACCCGATTTTATGATGATCCTGATAGAGTCATGAAAAAATTACAGGAAAGTACTGGTCCTGGTCTATATAGCATAGGTCAACCAGGAAATGGAAATAAACCCCATTATATCAAAGATCCGTCTATTATTCTTCAAAAATGGGGTGCTAATTTGTACAATGATCGTGTCAATGTAGAATCCGAATTACTAGGAATTAATTATAGATTGAATCAGGATACGGTTCAACAAAAAAAAATAGATACGGATGAAATTGTCTATCCTGTTTATTCTAAAGAAGTAACAAGTCAATCTAGAGTTACTGTTCCTGTATGGATGACGCGTGATGTAGAACAAACGAAATTATGGTATTTACCATTAAATCCTCAGGAAAATGTAATTCTTCCTTTTGAAGTAACAAGTACGCGACTTTTAGAAAAAGATAAAATGAAATAATATGAATCCAAATTACGTAAAGGGATTGACTAAAAAGGATAAACAAAAACAAAAATCCATGTTACAAAAATCAACAAGGTTATATGGGAAACAACAGTATTATACGCGTAAAAAACTTTCATCCTATCAGCACAAACCATCTAAACATATCATCAAAGCTCGTAAGATCTATGACATAGACACCATCGCACCTAATGCTGAATTAGCTAAAAAAACAGGATGTTCAATTTCTGCACTACAACAAATTGTAAGAAAAGGTGAAGGGGCTTATTATTCATCTGGATCAAGACCGAATCAAACACCTCAATCATGGGGATTAGCAAGATTAGCAAGTTCCATTACGGCAGGAAATGCATCCATTGTGGATTATGACATTTTGGAAAAAGGATGCAACCATAACAAAAAAGCGTTTATGCTAGCAAAAACTAGAATTTAACGTTTTCTAGTTTTAGGACACGTTTTCATTTTTTTTAATGCTTTATAAGCATCTGTAAAAAATGTTTCTGGAAAAGGAGCATTCTTTTGTTTGGCAATTTTATACATTTTTTCAGGCGTATACTTTTTATAATCAAAAAAATCAAAGGCAGTTTTCATTTTTTCCAAATTTTCTATAAATTCCTTCTTGGGTGAATACATGGAACCTGTTTCAGTTTTAAATCCTGATTTTGTTGGAAAAGTGATTGCCATACCACCTAAATATTTGTCATCTTTAACATGATTATAAGAAAGAAGTGCAAACCTGGGATTTTTGTTCTTTTCAATTAAAAAAAATGCTCCGCATTTACCAATGTTCATACTATATCGTAATAAAAAAAAGGTGATGGCGGACTCACATTTTTTTATTATGATATGGTATGAAAACGCGTCGTTATAAAGGAGGAAATGTAAACATTGTACATACAGATAAAATTAGTACACAAACAACCATTGACCCAGGTTATAAAGTAGTTGGTATTTTAACACATACTGAAAATATAGGCATCAATGCGGTTCGTGGAGTAGCAACAGGTATATCTAATTTTTTTGGAAAATCCGGATTTGAATTATCTAGATTTAATGACGCGAAAAAAAAGGGATTACAGGCAATTGCATCCCAATTAACAGGTAAACAAAAAGTAATTGGTCTTTCTATTGAAGTAGATAATAGTCCAACCATGATTTGTGTTCATTTTACAGGAACCGTTATTGCGTAAGGTCAACCATGTTTAATTTAATGGGTAAAAACGAAACCTCTTTTACTTTTTGAAACTTAAAACTATTATTTAAAAAGGACAATTGTTGTTCACCTGGTGACATGTCACGCCCTGAACCCAATTCACCATAATAAGTTTCAAATGGTTTCAATTCCATGAGTTTAAATCCATACTCGTCCATGATTTTTGTAAAATAACTGAAAAACACTAAATATTCTTCTATTTCTTTACCAATGGATTCTTGCAAGACACTTATTTTGTACCCCACACAATTTCCATTATCTGCATGATCTATTTGTGTATATTTTTTGGTAATGGTACATACATTTTTACCATCTTTTGTAAATTGTAATAATTTCTTATCTTTCAACATTTCAAACAATCGTTCTCCATCATAACACGTTCCTACAAAATAACCATTTAAGGCTGTACATTCGGCTACATTTTTTAAAAATTCAGTTAGTGTAGTGATGGTACGAAACATGTAATGAACTGCAAATTGTATGCTGGTTACATTAAACCCATGTTTTGCTTTCGCATAATGATCTATCACACCATTACCTAATGTTTTATTCATTGGATCCATCCCAAATACGGATCTTACAATAGCACTTTCATATTCATCGTTACATGCTTCTCCACTTTTTATGTTTTTTGTACTATCTCCCTGTACAAACAAACATCGCATAGGTTTGATTTTGACATAGGAATCCAAATATCGTTCACATGCACCATTGGCTTTATTTTTAATGTTATCTTCAAATAAATCTACCCCTAATACAAAACTTGTTTCTTTCCATTTAAATAAATCTCCTCCTTTTCCTACTGCAAAATCCATCAACATACATCCTTTTTTAATCACGGATTGTAACAAGTGTGTTTTGATTTCATTATGAAAATTCGCAAGTGCACGATTGGATTTATCACGAATGGACGTGGTATAATATAAGTTTTGTTGCGGATCTGATAACATACTTGGCGTAATGGGATTTTTGATCGTATACCAATTGGATATTGCCGTAGTAAATGCATTTGGTTTTTTAGTTTTCATTTTATCCCAACGAACACGCATAGGAACCCACCTTGCATGTACATCTTCTGTACTGGTTGGATCATATCTACATTCTATAATCATGTCATCTTCTATGATTTCTCCCAATTCAGTTTGTAATGGATCTTTCACAATCGCCATGTGTGGAATTGCTTCTGGTTTGAACAATACCTTTTTATTTTCAGAAGGAAAATCATCTATTTCATACCGATTGAACATGCAATATTGATGATTGGCATATTTACCATTATTTTTAATGTCATAACGACTGAATCCTACATGCAATTTTAGTATTTTATAAGGTATATCTCCTAACAAACTTGATTTATAATGAACGGAATCAGATACTTTTACCTGAAAATCAACCGTATTTTCTTCAGGAGGTTTCCACTTAAAATTTAAATCCCAGGTAAATTGTCTATTGATCACCGTCGTTTGAGTTTCTGACATGCCAACACCATATTGTTTAGGTACAAAAATCAATCCATCAATATGATAATCATATTTTTTATCATAAATCGTTTTATACGTTGCTGGTGTAAAATCTATAAATTCTTTCCATGCCATTTTAAACAGAGCATCTTTTTTATTGAAAGATGATATACATTGTTGCAATAAATCATATCTACATTTTGTTTCATCGGAAAAGGGAAGATGCCGAACACTTTCTATTTTTTTATTTGGTGACAAACAAAAATAAATATCAAAGGCAAAATAGGTATTCATGGATTCATTGTTTTGTTTTTTTACTACATGTTCACCATCTATTAAGGTATGATCATAATTGATCTTATCATCCAGAACAATTCCAGTAAATTCAACTTGCATCGCTGAAGTAATTAAATAAATTCGTTTGTCCACGATGAATAGCATTTTTCGTTCACCATCCGCTTTTTCAGAAACCATGTAATCTTTTTGAATCAATCCTAAATTTTCATGTTGAAGCGTAACCAAACTTGGACCTATGAATTCAGACGTTGTCGTTACTTTTTTATATTCATCCACGACATGTTTCATGATGGTATTACTAATGGGAAAATAACTGCGTTGATATCCACGTAACGCAAATGTAATGGCTTTGGTAATGTGTTGTCTTAAATCTTTATGACGTTTGAATTCAACTTCAATTTCATATTTAGGTTCTGTTTGAAATAAATCTTCTATGTTGTTGCTTGTTTTAACAATACTACAATCATAAACAAAGGGATAATCAGGTGATTCAAGACGAACACGATTCATAAAACGAAATGTTTTTTTACCGAGGGGTACATTTTGTAAAATAGATGCATACTCAGATTCATGTACTGGAGTTTCAGCACTTAACGTTAATCTAGCTGAATAATCCGAAATAGAAAAATATTTTATTTTTTTTTTGGTATGAATGTTAGGTTGAATTATTTTTGAATGACGACAATAATATTGAATGGCATCAATTCCATTCATTTCAATACGCGTATTTTCTTCTCCTACACTACTAATAATACGTAACATATCTTCCCCTTTTACATTCACCATTTTAAACCCTGATATAAGTAACCACTGAATTACATGATTATAATCTATTTTTGTAGCTTCACGCAGTGAATTATTAGGACAAGGCGGTCTTAATTGTGCCTCAAATTCCATGTGTTTTGAATCAGATCCATTGAACATTTTAATAATGTTATCTATGGTTTCTGCTTCCATTCTATACTTTAGTAAAATACTTATTTTTAATCAATTTAATATTTAATATAAGTATGAACGCTATTTTAGTTGAGTTTGTAGGAACACTTGTATTCTTGTATGTGATTATAGCAACAGGAAATGCCCTTGCCATTGGGTTAACACTTGCCTTATGTATTTATTTAGGAGGAAAAATATCCGGTGGTAATTTTAACCCGGCTGTTACGGTAATGATGGTTGTTGCTAAAAAGCAAAACATGAATACACTTATTCCTTATATCCTTGCTCAAATTGCTGGTGGTCTTGCCGCCATTCAATTGTATAAAGTAGTAAAAATTTAAAGTTGTAACCCTAACACAAATAAAGGTATTGCTGGAGTCATAAAACACCATAATTCTCCCACATTTTTAGTAAATTTAAATCTGCTAATGATTAATAAAATATACCCCATAATAAACGTGATTAACCAAATAAAACTATGAGTATAATTCATTGCATTTATTATTTGTATAATTAAATAATATTTGTAGTCAAAATTATATTTCCAAGGCCAATCTAAATGATGATCTTCATTTGTATGAATGCACTTATAGGTTTGAATATAATTATAGTATCTTTCTATGACGTATACTAAATAAACGATGTTGATTGTATAAATAAACGACTTGTTTATATGCGATTTTAGATAAATATTACATATCAATAAAAGTACAATGGGTTGTAAATGATTTAGAATTGGACCAATGTAATAAGATAATTTATTTAAACCATGGGTACAATTTAAATCACTCCATATAAAATAATCTATGATTTGCATTAAGCTTACATACATAACATACAACCCAATTACTTTATTGATATTTTTATTTTTATCATTGCCACATAAAATTAATAACATGCTAGAAAATATCCCAAAAAAAAATGAAGCGATAGATAATTCTTTTGTAAAACACATATAATATCATATTAAATAAATACAGCATCACCAATTCTATGAAAATGTTCATGAAATTGAGTTGTTTCTGATAGAACAGTTCCATCTTGTTTAGTTAATGTTGCACGAATCATCATTGTATCTATATGTCCTAATACACGTGTAATTTCTGTCATGAGGATATTTACCTTTTCATGTATCGGTAATATCGTCGTTGCAAATCGTGTAATATTTCGTGAAGTAATTTGATGCAAACATCCATTTGCTTTGTCAAGTGCAATATCCACTGCTTTAGAACAATCCAACGTAGATCCATTCATAGCATCTACCTTACCTTGATGTTTATCCACAATACGTTGTGTCACATTAGTAGTAATGAATTTTAAATACGATGGATCTACTACAGAAACCATTTTTCCTTTCTTTTTTACTTCAGAGATTACCATGAATGTTCCAATGATAGAATGATTTCCAGAAGTCAAGATATCTTTAATAAATTCGGGTTTATTATTACAGGTATCAATCAATACAATTCCACCAGAAGCAATTCCCTTTTTAAATTGTTTCTTTAACTTGGCATACATGATATCCGGTGGAATCTTTTCACCCATGACACGCTTATATTCATTTGAAATTTTATCTGGACTTACCCACGTTACATTTCCGACACGTTTTTCAATTTCATTGAATACACTGGTTTTACCCGTTCCAGGAGCATCTACTAAAGTAATCAACAAACTTGTTTTTTGACTTGTAAGGATATGACTTACGCATCCATCTGTAATGACATGACCCATATATTTTCCTCCACGTGAATTCACAATTCCAGAACATGCATTCAGTACATTGGAATCATCTTCAAAATGATAAATAGATCCAAAACGGGATGAAAGCATTTGAATGGTTTGTACTTTGTGTAGAAAGATGGACGTACCTGGTTCACGAAAATAAAATTCCATAGGACATGAAATAATTGTCCTCAAGTAACTTACAATGCGTTCTTGCATGGTAAGATCTCGTCCTGTCAAAATACAAATGGTTGCACCTAACTTATCATAGGTGTGAAGTGCATGTACGGTTTGTGGATTCACCGTAAAATTTTCACATTCTCCTACAAGTGTCAAATCAAAATCAAAGACAGCAACCTTGAGAGCTTGATCTATGGGTTCACATTTAACTGGTTCTTCAACTGGTTTTTCAACCTTTACTTTTTCAGGTTTTGGTGTAAATTTCCACCAATAAAGTCCATGTTTACTATGAAGTTCATCCAATAAACATTTACCATGATTTATGGAGGCTAACGCTTCATAAATAAGTTCAGTTGGATCTGTTTCATCATGGATCACATATTTATGAGAGTATAGAAAATTGGACATCCATCCTAAATAAAGTTCTTTGTGTTCTCTACGTGGATTACTGATAGATTTAACAACGTCGGCATATTCAACAGGACTATTTTTGTAATGAATTAAATCAGGAAGAAATTCATCCAGATATACAGAAAGGTTTCCAATCTCGCGAATCATGGTTGCAACATGTGCATCACGTTGTTCATGTCCAAGTTCTCCCATAGCATCGTCATATTTACCTAAAATCTCATTCTTTTGAGCGTTCATAAAATCAGCTGGTGTTCCCACATTCAAAGTAACTCCCAAATGAATTTTTTTATAAGGATCACTTTTTCCTTTGGAGACTGGAAAACATTCCCCCTTTTTTACAGCATACAAAACACATCCTTCAGGTACATTTCCAACCAAGTGAGGATTGGATGCTTGCCATTCAAAATAAGCATCACGATCTTTAAAATAGGTTTCTGCAGTGGTACATGTAGAATAAAGTGGTAACTCATTTTCATAAAAGGACGGGTACAATGTTTGTAGAATAGACCAGGATGGAACTCCATCTAGTCCAATCATAACAAGAGGCTTTAACGTTCCTTCCTCATCTCCAAAATCATAATTTGTGACAATGTGATTCCATTTAGATAAAAGTTCAGCAAAGAATACAACTCCTGGATTTTGTTTTAAATACTCGTTTAGTTTTGGAAATTGTTTTAGGTAACGAATACTAAGTTCGGTAAAGGTAGGCGAATCGGGTAAATTTGGTTGCATTTTATGTTCAGTTACTGTTCCAAGTGTATACGCATGTAAATATCCAGTTTCATCATACCAAAACCGAATATTGGATCCATCTTCTTTGTTCATAAAGACAAGTTGATATCCATCGCGTTCAATATCACGAAGCATGGGTAAAAACTCAATGCCCATTTTTTTTGAAATTTCATTTTCATTAAAGAATTTAGGCAATCCAAATACAGAAAACGACCATTTTCCATTGTATCCAAGTGTAGTACCACGACAAGCATATTTCCATTCTGCATCAAATACGCAAGTTTGTCCATACTTAAAATTAAGGAGAAGCATGTTGTTTTTTGTAGCATGCGTCATACGAATTCCTTGTAAAGCAAAGAATGATTTAAGGTGTTTTACATCTGGATTGGACAACCATTCTGTATGAAAAAGTTCAAGAAACTTTTCACGTGCGGTAAGCTGGAAATCGCGAATGTGAAACATTGTTAAAAATGATATATTTTTTATAAATTCAATTTAATCTATTATTAATATATGGCGTTATGGGAAAAGTTAGGACAAGACATTGATGGAGTAGCAGGAGATATATCAGGAGCGGCTGTATCTTTATCATCCGATGGAACCATTGTTGCTATTGGAGCACCTTATAACGGTTCCTATTACAACGGTACCAATTGGGTATATGCAGGAGCATGTCGTGTTTATGAATTAGGACCAACAGGTGGCGGAACTGGATGGATACAATTAGGAACAGATATTCATGGAGAAACCGGCGATAATTCAGGATTTTCAGTATCTTTATCATCCGATGGAACTATTGTTGCTGTTGGTGCACTAAGTAATAGTGCTAATGGAATATCTTCAGGAACATGTCGCGTGTATCAATCGGTAAAAACTGGTGGAATAAATAGATGGATACAACTAGGAACAGATATTAATGGAGAAACAGGTGATCGTTTAGGATATTCCGTATCATTATCATCGGATGGAACCGTGGTTGCTACTGGTTCACCAAATGTTACCCGTCTCAATGGAACAGGGATATGTCGTGTATATAAATTAGGAACAACGGATTGGCATCAATTAGGACAAGATATTGATGGAAGTTTTATTGGTTCTCAATCAGGATATTCAGTATCTTTATCATCAGAAGGAACCATTGTTGCTATTGGGGAACCTACATATGGGCGATGTCGTGTATTTCAATTAGGATTAACCGGTGGAATTGGAACCACTGGATGGATTCAACTTGGTGAAAATATTAATGGAAACAGTAACGTAGGATATTCCGTATCATTATCAGGAAATGGAAAAATAGTTGCTCTTGGTGGCACAGATATATGTCTTGTTTATCAATTGGGCACAACAGGTGGAACAACTGGATGGATTCCATTAGGACAACATTTTTATGGAACAACAGGCACCAATTTTGGTTCCTCCGTATCTTTATCAAAAGACGGAACAACGTTAGCTATTGGTGCATATTTAAATGATGCAAATGGAACAGATTCTGGACAAAGTTATATTTATAAATTGGGGACAACAGGTGGAACAACTGGTTGGGTTCAAGTAGGACAAGATATTGATGGAAAAACTGGAGGTGATAAATCAGGAGCTTCAATATCATTATCCGACAATGGATACATTGTTGCTATTTCTTCAAAATCTAATAATGATGATGGGTTTCTTGCAGGACAAACTCGGGTTTTTAGTTTGTCTGGATCAACCGGAGAATCTGGATCAACCGGAGAAATTATTGTTTGTTATGCAAAAGGCACATTGATATTAACTAAACAAGGGTATTTACCGATAGAAATTATAAAAGCGGGTAATGAAGTCGTCACAAAAGGAACCATCTACAAAAATGGTATAAAACATAATGAATTTTTACAAATGGATCCCGTAACATGGATCAGTAAATTTAAAGTAAAACATTTAAATTCAAAATCAAGACCCATCTGCATTACCAAACATGCATTGGGTAAAAATCTTCCCTTTAGAAATTTATACGTTTCTCCCAAACACGGAATATTTTTGAATGGTAAAATGGTACCTGCTAAAGAATTAATCAATGGAACCACGATTTATCAAGATCATGAATGTGATAGTGTAGAATATTACCATTTAGAATGTAAAGATCATCGTCTTCTTATTGCAAATGGTATTTTATCTGAATCTTATTTGAATGTAGACAATAGACACGTATTCAAAAATAAACATCATGATATATTTGATTTGAAAAAAATACATTCGTTAGGCCATAGTCGCAAGTAAATCTGCTTCACGATTACCATTAGAATGTTCATCACATTTGAGTGTATGTGCATTGATATGAACCAATTTAATATTAGGACGATTTGAAAGAAGTGTATATCCTTCTTTGACTAAATCAACATTGGGAATGGTAGGGTCCCACTTTTTCTTTTTACACTTTTCACCATAGGTAGTACAACATAAAATGGAATATTGTGAATCTGTATAAATTGCAACTTTTTTATCATCTAACATTTTCATGCATTCAATGATGGCAGTTAATTCAGCTAAATTATTGGTAACATGACCTGTTAATTTTTTACTTACATTTCTAGGATCATTCTTTCCAAAATAAATTCCATATCCACCCGTTGCATTGTCCGCCCCGTTATTTTTACATGATCCATCCGTATACACACAATAATCAAACACCTCATCGGTTCCAAAAGGTCCAAATTTATTAAAATGTTGTGCTTCTTCCAAGGTAGCAAACTTTTTATACTTGGGCGTTTTATGAATTTCCTTTTTGCAAGCGTCCCACGTGTCAAACACGCCATTTTCAATATGACCTATGTAAGTAGCATAAAATGGCATGTTTTTATTACATGATTCATTTTATATCCTTTTGTTATATTATGGAATCAAAATCCAATCTTATCTATTAGGACTTTGTATATGCCATTTTATACATTTATTTTGAGAACAATACCTTATTTTAAATGAACATTTTCAAAAAAATTGAAATGAATTTTACAAACAGGCTATTGTATGTATGTTAAGAGAACGCATCATGGCACAAGACGGACCATCCAGTGACAGCAAAATGTTCTTCAAATTGTATGCTGAACGTGAACGGCGTCTACGTATGGAATACATGGAATCGTTATACATTCCGTGTCAAGACATTGTTTATCCTACCGACGAAGAAGCTCCGCTTGATCTTCCCCAAACTACATGTATCGTCATAGAACCCATACGAAATTTCTTCGCATGGTTTCTATAATTCTATAAATTTAATACAATTACTATATTTTTTTTACATGGGTATTTGAAAAATTTTATTTTGATTTACGATTTCGGCGTGTCTTGTCGCGTTTTACATAACCGAATTTTCCTTTTTCAGCAAAATATCCGTGCTTTTCAAGACGCTTCTCTTTTTTAGCAGATAGATGTTTGCTTTTAGACACCCATTTTCCATGTTTATTTTGAATGATATCCTTTCTGGTTTTTTGTCCACTTGTTTTATACGCAGTTCCATGCCCCACTTGTTGACGACTACCAATCAAAACTTTAAATGTTTTCCCATTTACGTGATAAAGTCCATCTTCACCTTTTAAGATTCGGCCCATATATATATAAATTATAAAATATTCCTAAAATATTATTTTTTACGACCATATTTTTTTAATCATATTAAAAATAAATATTTTATCATTATATGTATCTTAATTTATCCTATGAAAAAAAAAATCCTGATGTAACAGTAGATCAATTGAAAAAAAACATGAGCGGAAAAGATTTAGATGCATTCATGAAAACAAAAACAGTAAGTTTAGAAGATTTATGGGAAAGTTATTGTCAAGTTAAGTATGTAAAAAATCCATTTGGAATAACTTGTATACCAGGAACAGAAAACAAATTTAAAATGAAAATGGTAGACAATTTAGTAACAGACAAATTTAAAGAAAATCCTACATCACCCTTTACAAAAGATTTTTTAGACATGTTAAAAGCGAATCCTGTTCGTAAAGACCCTTTTAAAACAAAACCTCAAAAAGGAGGAAAACTAAAAAAACGTACACGTAAAAAAAATCAAAAAGGTGGTGTAGTTATTCCAGAAGATACTTTAATCATATCTCCATCATGGAGAAACGGGCCTGGTCCTGATACATTTAATACATTGGTAAATATAATTCCAAATAATGGTGCTAATAGTATACAAGTATTTGGATCTTCATTACCTTATGTTAATGTAGATGATGAAACTCGTTGTTTTAACACATTAGCATTTTATATGTACCGTCATGAAATAAGAAGAATTATATCATTTCAGGCATGTGGTTTAAATCCTGGAGGCAATCATTTACAAACTTATGATGCTACTTATCCTACCATGGAAAATGATACATGGAACATGTTAAAATTATTAAAACGAGATCATAGATTAAATCCATCTTATGTGTTTACAGATTTGTTTTGTCGTGATATGACCCAAGGAACTATAAATTTTTGGAATGATTTGGATGCAATAAATTTTATAGGTGATGATAATCGCAGTTTACTTCATTGTTATGCCGGATATGGTAGAACTGGAAGTGCTCTTTTTTTTCTGATATTGAAAGAAGCTATTGCTACGGGATTTTGTAATGTAAATGTTCTTTTATCTCCATTTATTGGATTAGGAAATAGTAATGATATGTATGACCAATTAAAACATGTTTTAAATCACCGGATTGAAATCAATCAAAATCCTGTAAATGGTGCATTTCAAGCCGAAATTAATAATTTTGATGCAACTGAAATTGCAGATGAAGTATTTAATATTAATGGTGGTGATACATATAACGCAAATTTATTAATTAGTAGAATAAATTTAATTTTTACAGTAATTGGAAATCGGTTTATGGGTCCAGGAAATCAAATTTGTTTATATTCTCTACATGCAGCAACTCCTGCTGGAGGTTTTACTCCAGCTAATATTTTTCATAATCCGGTATTTGTTGTAATATAATAAAATATATACTATTATGGACTTTATTTCATTTGGTGATTGGGGAGAAAATACAGAATTAAAAGGTAAAATGGCCTATATTGTGAATCAAATAAAACCATACGCATTACTTACCTTAGGAGATAATTTTTATCCAAATGGTATAAAAAATGATAAGGATCCATTATGGGAAACCGTGTATGAAAATTATTTTGGAAAACATCAAACGTTTGCTGTTTTGGGAAATCATGATTATCATATCAATCCATATGCTCAATTGACGTATTCCAATCCAAATTGGATTATGCCACATTGTTTTTATGATCGTATGTACAAAGATGTTCATTTGATTGCATTAGATACGGTTGAATTAGCTCCTCAAACATCAACGTCGTTCATTCCTCATTTATATGTCAATCCACTTCATCAAATCAAGTGGTTAGAACATGTTCTTCAAAAAAGTACATCTACTTGGAAAATTGTATTTGGACATTATCCCATATTTTCAAATGGAGGACATGGAGGTACACCAGAATTAAAAAAACTTTTAATTCCATTATTTAAAAAATATAGGGTTCATTTATATTTATCGGGTCATGATCATATTCTTTGTCATAAATATCATGAAGGCACACATTATGTATTATCTGGAAATGGATCTTATAGTAATCCTACAAGAAATATCATGGGATTTACACCGTTAAGAGAAAATTCTGGGTTTGTCTACATTCAAGTAAATCATCAACATTTGAATTTTAAATTGTGTTCGTTTTCAGGAAATGTATTACTGAATCAATTACTGTAATGGTGGTAAATCAAATGGGGTTCCTTTTAACGAATAATACGATAATACAATACAAGTTATAGAATATCCAATCATGACAAGATATCCTCGCATATTGTCATGAAAAAAAATATATTTAAATTATTATATGTATCATTTTAAAAAAGATGATACTCGTTATATTCATAAACTAACCATAGAAGAATTTATTCAACAACTAGTACGTAAACCAGTATCAGAAAGATTTTCATTCATAGAAAAGTATGCTAAGGAAACTAAAACATCTACCGAAGAAGTTGTTCATATGGTTTTAGATATGCTACATGAAGAAATTATTTTAAAACATAGTACAGATGCCATTTCATTATATAAAATTATTGAAAGTCAACATTTATTATCTGCTGATAAATTGCATTTATCTGGAACATCGGGAGAAGACTCGCGTATGATCTACATGACTCCTATGAAAGTAAAACACTTAACAAAAAGTATGAATGACTTTTCACTTTATCTTGATTTTGAAAAAACAACAACACGCTATCCTTCGTACTTTATAAATACATCAAATTTATTTGGACCAGGAACAGGTATAAAAAGAGGCAATTGCAATTGTTTTCACACGTTTTATTCTGAAGAATTTAAAAAAACATATGCAGACGGTGTTGGGAAAGAATGTTATTTAGATAGACAAGACGATATTTTAAAAAAAATATTTGAACTATATGATGAAGTAGAACGTATAGAGGATAGTTGTGATGGAGGTGCTGAAATAGGATTTTATTGTCCAGATATAAAATTAAAAGACATTTTAAAATGTGTTTATCTTCCAACCAAATTTACACCTTATTATGAAAAACGTATCACAACTAATTTAGGATTATCTGTAGATGAGTATGTATCTAACATAGAACAAATGGTGAATGATTTAGGAGGAGAAGTAAATTATTATCGTGTACGTGGTGGAAAACGTACCAAAAAATATAAACGTTAACACAATATATTACATGTACATCATATGGGGTGGTTTAGGTTCTGCGGTTGCTTTGATTAGTTTTTTCACCATATCCACGGTGACATGAACTGGAAAGGATAACGTAGTCATGTCTAGATCAAACAATTTTTCATTGGGAATAAGTCGTATCAAATTTAATTTGGAGTAAATGGTTTCAACACATCGTTTTAGATTACGAACACCTTTTTCCTCATCGGTATAGTTTTCAATGATATACTGAATCGTGGATTCGGGGATGTTAATATCACCCAGATTCAAACGAACATTTTTACAAATGCTCGGTTCCAAATACGTTTTGACAATGGTGATTTTTTGTAGAGGCGTGTATCCATCCGTTCGTATCACTGCCATTCGGTCACGCAACACTGCATTGACTTTAGACCGATCATTGTAACTAAAGATGAATAGAGCACGACTTAAATCTAAATAAATGCCTGGAAAATAATCATCTTGAAACATGGAGTTTTGTGAACTGTCAATTAAATGGGTAAGCAACCCAATGATTTCTTCACCTTTGGGTGTATCACTTACCTTATCCAATTCATCAAAGTAAAAGATCGGATTCATGACCTTTAGCTTCATCAACGTCTTTGCTATATTACCACATACACTTCCTTCATACGTAATCATATGACCCTTAAAATTACTACTGTCGGTCGCACCACCTAACGCAAATATTTCAAAAGGACGATTCAAAATTTTACTAATTCCTTTTGTAATCAGGGTTGTTTTACCCGTTCCCATAGGACCTTCCAATGCAATGGCCGTTCCAGTACCTTCTGGATTTGAAATAAGTTGACCCAAATATTGCATGATTTGTAACTTTGCGTCGTTCAATCCATACGTACACTCATCTAAGATTGTTCGTGCATTCATCATAAAATCACGACATGCATCGGATCCACTTGATATGGTCACTGGAAGATTACTATACACATTAAACGGTATTTTAACAAATTCATTTAGCCATGCTCTGTTTTTTCCTTCATCGGATTCAGATCCTCGCACCTTTAGTTTTTGTAGAGCAATGACTTTATATTCATCTGGAATGTCCGAATCCAAAATACAAATGCTAAGTGGTTTTGTATGATTGTCCAATTCACGTACTACTTTTAATTTATCAATCAATTCCGTTTGTTTTTCAGTAGACAAGGATTCAAAATATTTAGTTTCATTACTGGGTTTAATGGTAATAAGATCGCCAAATTGTTTTTTATTTTCGCTTCTTGTTTTTTTATCTAAACGACCCTTTTTTTTATCATGTTTTTCCAATAATTCATTATGTTTATTTAAAAATTCTTGAAACATTGGTGTATCCTTGTAGGTTTGTGCCAATTCATTTCCCATCGTTTGAATTTTATCCATAAATTCTTTATTTTTTTCTGCATCATAGTCTGAATCTGACACCGAAGAATCATCCGATTCTACTTTAAACGTAATGTTAATTTGCATTTCTTTATCTGAAATGTCGGATTCTGTTTCATAATCCGATTCATCTAACTCAGACACCTCTTCTGTCTCATCAGATTCGCTTTCCTCTTCATAATCTGAATCCTCTGAATCATCCGAATCTGAATCCGGTTTAGACAATTTTTTAAGTTTGTACGTAGCATGTTTAGATGGAAATAATTCAGTTAAGATTTTTTGAAATTCAGCCTTGTCTACTTTTTGCGACCTAAGATTATACTTAGACATTCCTCTATACTATTAACCAATATATTTACAAATCAATTTTTATATATATTATAATTATGGAATTTGAACTTGACTTTGCTATGTGCCATGATGACTACAACAGCGTCTTTGTTGTCCCTTATGATGATTGTCCATATTTTATTTGTATTTAACAAAATTGCTATGATACTTGAATTGAAATTAAAGGAGTGTGGATTTTTTATAATTTATTAAATTGATTTGAATATTAAACACTATATATTATATATGATGGCATCATCCGATTCCACCATTCTAGGAATCCAATTTTCTATTATGTCTCCTGAACAAATACGAAAAAGCTCTGTAGCTGAAATTAAAACCCCGAATCGTGAAGCGTTTGTCAATAATAAACCAGTTATAGGAGGATTGTATGATCCGCGAATGGGTATTTTAGATCCTGGTATGGTTTGCCCTACTGATGGTCTTGATAACATAGAATGTCCAGGATATTTTGGACATATTGAATTAGCAAGACCTGTGTTTTATATTCAGTATCTAGACATGATTTTATACATCATTCGGTGCATTTGCATTAAATGCAGTAAATTATTGATTAACAAAACAAAGTACAAATCTCTACTTTCCTTATCCAATGATAAACGATGGAAACAAGTCTATGCATTGTGCAATAAAATATCATGTTGTGGTGAATCTAGCGAAATGGGATGCGGATGTCGCCAACCTTCTAAATACAATCATGAAGGAATATCTACGATTGTTGCCGAATGGAAAACTCCTCCAGCATCTCTTAAAATTGCACCAGAAATGTTCATTAAAATATTTAGTCGTATTTCCGATGAAGACATTACCTTTATGGGATTTGATCCTAAATTTTCACGACCAGAATGGATGATTTGTCAAGTCTTGGCAGTTCCTCCTCCAGCCGTTCGTCCCTCTGTAAAATTTGATGCTACCCAAAAAAGCGAAGATGACATTACCCATATTTTGGCACAAATCATTAAGGCAAATAAAACATTACAAGAAAAACTTGAAAAAAAGGATTCTTTAGCCATATCTACCTTAGATGATTATCATACCTTGTTGCAATATTGGGTAGCTACCATGGTAGATAATAAAATTCCACATGCTGAACCTGCTGCTCAAAGAACAGGTAGGCCTTTCAAATCCATCAAGGAACGATTGGTTGGAAAAACAGGACGCGTTCGTGGTAATTTAATGGGAAAACGTGTTGATTTTAGTGCACGTTCCGTCATTACACCCGATCCTAATTTATCCATTCGTGAATTAGGGATTCCTTTAAAAATTGCACAAAATATAACAAAGCCTGTATGTGTCAATGCTAAAAACATTCATTATCTTACGACCCTTGTTAGAAATGGACCTACTTATCCAGGAGCTAAATTACTGGAAAAGGTGATCAATGGTAAAAGCGTTCACGTTTCCTTGAAATATGCAGACCGTGAATCCATTCAACTTAACATTGGTGATATTGTTCATCGGCATATGTTGGATGGAGATGTGATTCTATTCAATCGTCAACCCACACTACACAGAATGAGTATGATGGGTCACGTAGCTCGTGTATTGATGAATGGAAATACATTTCGCATGAATGTAGGATGTACCAAACCATACAATGCAGATTTTGATGGTGATGAAATGAATTTACATATGCCTCAATCGTTAGAAGCAGAAACAGAATTGAAACATTTGGCAGCTGTGCCGTATCAAATCATCAGTCCTGCCTCCAATCAATCCATCATTGGTATTTTTCAAGATTCTTTACTCTCCTCGTTTTTGATTACACGAGAGGGAATTACATTTGATCCCTTGACTGCCATGAACATCATGGTAAATTTAAAACGAATTGATCCTGCCATATTCAAACAAAAAAAGATTACCAATTTTGATGTCTTGTCGCAAATCTTACCACCGATGAGTAGTTATCAAAAAAATAAAATGTTTGGTGATTCTGATAATTCTAAAACATCCAATCATGTCATTGAAATCATGAATGGTCAATGGATGCGTGGCCAAATTGATAAAGGTGTACTTAGTTCAACCTCAAAAGGATTAATTCAACGAATTTATAATGATTATGGTAACTTTGCATCGGCGGATTTCATTGATAATTTACAGTTTATTGTGAATGAATACATGACACGATGTTCCTTTAGTGTTGGTATCAGTGATCTTATCATATCGGAAGAAACCAAAGATAAAATCAAAGAATGTATTTCTGCTAAAAAAATGGCGATTGATGATTTGATTGCACAAACGTACATGGGTACATTCGTTAACACTACGGGTAAATCTACAACAGAAGTATTTGAATCTAAAGTGAATGCTCTGTTGAGTGAAGCCAATAGTGATGCGAGTAAAATTGGTAAAAAGGAATTGTCCAAAGATAACCGATTTGACATCATGGTTCGTGCTGGATCCAAGGGTTCGGACATTAACATGTCCCAGATGGTTCTTTCTTGTTTGGGACAACAAAACGTAGAAGGAAAACGAATTCCTTATGGATTTGATCATAGAACCTTACCTCACTTTTCAAAATTTGACGATTCACCTTCTGCTCGTGGATTCGTGGAATCTACCTTCATTGATGGATTATCTCCGCATGAGCTGTTCTTTCATGCTCAAGGTGGTCGTATTGGTCTTATTGATACTGCGGTAAAAACATCTACGACAGGTTATATTCAGCGTCGTATTGTAAAAGCCATGGAAGATTGCAAAGCCGAATATGATGGTACGGTACGAAATAACAAATACAAGATCATTCAGTTTACGTATGGCGAAGATAACATTGATCCATGCAAAGTAGAATCATTTCATATTCCCTTGTGTGAAATGAAAGTAGAACAAATTTACAATCATTATTATGTTCCGCATGAATTGCTTGTCATGTCCAAAAAGGATAAAAAAAGTGTAGACGAACAAAATACAGAATACAATGCTAAAAGTAAACAATGGATTGATTTCATGATCAAAGCAAGAGATTTATTGATTCAAAATGTATTTGATTTCAAAAACGATTACAAGGTTTATGTACCTGTAGGCATACCGTATTTAATCAACCATATCTATCATCAATTTTCATTGTCCAATCAAGTCATTATAGACATTACACCCTTTGAAGTATTGGATCTATTGGATGTGTATTATGCTAAACTGGAAAGTCTTGGTCCTTATAAACCTACCATGATGTTTAAAATCATGTACTATTATTCATTATCTCCCAGAGAATTATTGTTGATGCGTCATTTTACACGTGAAGCTCTTATCATGTTACTTGAACAAATTGTGGTTCATTACAAACGATGCATCATTTCACCTGGTGAATCGGTCGGAATTATTGCTGCACAATCCATTGGTGAACCTACTACACAAATGACATTGAATACCTTTCATTTTGCTGGTGTAGCTTCAAAATCTAACGTGACACGTGGTGTACCTCGTATTGAAGAAATTTTATCATTGACTCAATCGCCTAAGAATCCTTCCGTTACCATGTATTTAAAACAAGTAGATCAAGCCGATAAAGAAAAGGCCTTGTACTACAAAAATTTAATTGAATATACAAAATTATCTGACGTTTCATTAAAAGTAGACATTATCTTTGATCCAAATCAAACTGAATTTACTGAAGATGGAAAATTCATTCGTGATACAAAAGAGTTGCATGATTTGTTGAAAGATTGTTTGAAAATGGAAAAGGAAGTACAAAAACCATGGGTCATTCGTATTGAACTCAACAAGGAAGAATTACTTGAACGTAAAATCTCCATGGATGACATTAACTTTGCCATCAAATTAAGTTCATTCGGAAATATGAATTGTTTGTATTCAGATTATAACGCCGATTCATTGATCTTAAGAATTGAAATTAACGATGAAGAAAAGGGTAAAAATAAAACGGTATTTTATGATTGTGATTACATTTATAAGTTGAAGGAAGTTCAAACTAAATTAATGAATGTGGTCATTCGTGGTGTTAAAAACATTAAAAGTGTAAATCTGCGTACCATTAAAAATAACATTTCCTGGGTCAATGGAAATTACGAACAAGAAGCGATCTGGGTCTTGGATACGGTAGGAACGAATTTATTGAGTGTGTTAGGTCTAAATTATATCAATCCTTACAAAACCATCAGCAATGACATTAAAGAAGTATGTAGTGTATTAGGTATTGAAGCCGCACGAACATGCATTTATAATGAGTTGACTGAAGTGGTTGAATTTGATGGTGCTTACATCAATGATCATCATAAAACATTGTTGTGTGATCGCATGACATGTACAACACCCATGACGTCTATCTTTAGGCATGGTGTGAATAAAGATGACATTGGACCTATTGCAAAGGCGTCGTTTGAAGAAACACCCGAGATGTTTTTGCAAGCGGCGCGTCATGGTGAAGTGGATAACATGCGTGGTGTATCAGCGAATATCATGTGTGGACAAGAAGGATACTATGGTACAAGTGCATTTAATGTTCTGTTAGATTTGAATGAAATGAGTGGACGAGATGTAGTGAAAGCAGAACAACATCGTGTAGATCAAGAATTATTATTGAGTAAATGTGATTCTATTCAAATTCATAACAATTTAGGAAACATTGCGAATACATCTGTAGGGGAAGATACCGATTATACGATTACAATATAAAAATTGTGTATGTATACTAAGTATGAAAAATAGTTTATTTATAAATGAATCCTTAATAGAATATAAAAATATGTGTGACACACATCATATTTATTATTCAGAACCATTATTTCATTCATTGATTCATTTTTCCAAAACATTCATAGATGACATCAATCAAAATGTTTTTTTATTACCTATCGTAAAACGTTTTTTTATTGATAAATATGTTTCTTATACATCCTCCATTCATAAAATAAAAAAATGTGTGGTTAGCTACATTTTTCGTCAACGAAAATCTTGCAATTTAAATGATTTATCCGGAAATCCATTTACTGAATATAAACCCTCTGATTATTTTTTTATCATACACAATCATAATAAATATACATTTCTTTACAGTGATTTTTATAACATCATTCAAAGTTCATTGTTAAATTCAGATGAAAATTTAATTGCCAATCCATTGATGATTAAAAATCCGTATACAGGCATCACATTCTCACCGAATATGCTTTATCTTTTATATTTAAAATTAAAACATGTCCCCCTCTTATTTATTCATTTTATGGAAGTAAAATTTGATATTCAACAGTTTTTATTAAATCATGAAGGATTATTAAGGCATTATAGTATTAAAAAAAAATTAAATGAATTAAACTCTATTACGACGAAACATGCAATTTTAGAAATGATTTTTGATGTTTCTTTATGGCAATTAGATGAAACGAACATTAGAATTTTTAATGTACAAAATGATATTTTATCCTTAAAACCATTATTGATTCATTATTACAATTATATTTATTCATTGAACTCCTATCAACGACAAATAGAATATTCTACTTTAGTTAAAAAAATGGTTCTTATTCAGTCCGTTTAAAAAGTTATATTCTACTATAATATATGTTAAAAGTATTATTGATCATTGTTGTATTTTTAATTGTGGTGTATATTTTATCATGGATGTTCAATGGAACAAAAACATTAAGCAATTATGCGTCAGCACAAACTCAATTAACCATTTCACCGGATTCACTCCCTCCTGGTGCAAGTGTAAATTATAGTTACAGTATATGGATTTACATTGATGATTGGTCGTATCAATATGGAACTGAAAAAATTATTTTTATACGTGGTGCTGTTGGTTCTACCTTTATGCCTGCATTGTCGCTTACACCGATTGATAATAATGCAGTAATTACTGTAACGTTAGAAAATGAACCGTTTGAATGTGTCATTCCAAATATTCCTTTACAAAAATGGACCAATTTGATTGTATCCTTGAATAATAAATCATTAGATGGATATGTAAATGGTAAATTAGTAAAAACATGTGTGCTTCCAAGCATACCTACTACGGATCCTAATGCATCCCTTTATTTAACACCTCAAGGCGGATTTTCTGGATATACAGCCAGGTTTAATTACTGGAATGATGCCATGAGTCCTCAACAAGCATGGAATGTATACAAAAGTGGTCCTGGTGGGAACCCGTTCAGTAACTTTTTTAATCAATACAAAGTACAATTGAATTTCTTAAAAGGAAATGATGTGAAAGCATCGTTGACCATTTAAAAAAATTGATATTTATTTATATTTTTATTCATGCATCATGGAATCACACGTCAAATATTTACAAGGTAAATATTTGAAACTAAATATAACGTATGAATCGTTGATACAACTAGGTAAAAAATATTTAACGTATTATGAATGGTTGAGACAATTAGGTCTTAAGAAATATTTACCTTATTATGATTTACGTACAAAAAAAGAATACCATCAAGAACTAGTAGATGCAGAACAATTTATTATGATTTGTTCACAAAAAGAACAAGAATCTTTTCGTGAACATTGTAAATGGTTTATGTCCGTTATCAAATCATGTGAATGTATGGATACGCGTGTTCTGTAAGATTCAAAGCTTTAGGAAATGAAACTCTACTTTATTTTTTATGTTGTATTGAGGTTAATTTTATATCATTTACAACTATGGAATTTAAGTTACCCATTCAATGCATTGATCATGAATTGGTACAACAACATGTCATTGATGATTTAGAACTGGTTAAATCGGATAATAAACCTATTTGCGATCTTGTATTTTGTCCCAAAACACCCGAATCTAAAGAACTCGCTAAAGAATGGATGAAATATTACACAACCAATACACGTTTTTTAAAAGAATCTGCTTCCGTATATAAACAATCATTTGATCAAGTAAAAACAAAATTATTCATGCAATACTGGAAAGAAATGCACGATAATAAAGAATTTGACATTTCATTCCATTACATTGAATCTAAATGGTTCAAGCATTTGAATACATCGCCTATTATATTACAATTGATTAGTTTATATTTTTTAACATCCCCTGTACTTTTTTTAATTTCTCCTGTCTTAATTATTTTACTTCCATTTATTTATATCAAATTGAAAGGTGATACTATTTCTTGGGAATCCTACATGACCATTTTTAAATCCATCATTCGTAATCATTCTTTATGTGGATTATTTTTTAAATTTGCTGAATCTGATGCTAAACAGCGTATTGGACTAGTAGGAAGTGCCGCCTTTTTCATATTTCAACTATATGCCAATGTCTACAATTTCATCACTTTTTATAAAAATATTAATTATATACACACAGTTTTAATAACCACGAAAGAATTCATGACAAAAACCGTACAACTTATGAAATCCGTACAAACTTCATTACAACCCTTATCTACATATACCTTATTTATGAATACCATTCCATCGCATCAACACGTATTAGAAGATTTTATACAGCGTTCCTCGTCTCTTTCATTTTCTATCAAACAGTGTGGAACGATGCGTGCTCTTTTTTATGAACTATACAGCAATGAAACCATGAAAAAAACAATAGAATATACCATAAAATTTCATGGATTCATTCAAAATATATCAGGGCTTAAACAAAAAAAGTTATCGCCCTGTACATTTGGCAAAGTGACTACATTACATAAATCCTATTTTCCTACGAAACATCCAGTTAAAAATAATTATTCTGTCATGAACACAATTATTACAGGTCCCAATGCTTCAGGAAAAACAACGTTAATCAAAAGTACCATGATCAATCTTCTTTTATCACAACAAATAGGATGTGGATTTTATAAAAAAGCGGTCATATGTCCTTATGAAAAGTTCTTTTCCTACCTTAACATTCCAGATACATCCAACCGCGATAGTTTATTTCAAGCAGAAGCACGACGATGCAAAGAAATTATAGATGAAGTCAATACAGGAAAAAGAATTTTTTGTATTTTTGATGAATTATTTTCAGGAACGAATCCCAAAGAAGCATGTTCAAGTGCAAAAGCCCTATTAACATTTTTATCCAGTCAACCCAATTTTACGTTTTTGTTAACTACACATTTCATTGACATTTGTGAATCTTTATCGTCCATCATACGTATGAAACATATGAAAGTAGACGAAGGAAATGAATTAAAATATTTATATATATTGGCAGATGGTATCTCTTACGCTAAAGGAGGAGTTAAAGTACTAGAACAATTACATTTTCCAGAATCCATCATTAAGAATGCAAAATTATGCGGATAAATTAATTTATATATATATAATGCAATTATATGACATTTATGTGTTTAGCCATATTAGTTTTACTTTTTGGAGGCATGTTTTTATTTGTAAAGCAAAAATTATCCATCCTGGAATCGCGACTTAATTTATTGACAGAAACCATTTCTACCATGGCCGGAATTACCATGAATTCTCATTCTGAGGTGGAGGCGGATGAGGCTGATGAAGCGGAGTCTGATGAGGAGGATGAGTCCGAGTCTGATGAATCTGAGTCGGTTGCATCTATTGAGTCTGCCGAGTCAGAATCTAAAATTGACATAGAATTTGAAATTCCAAACTTAGTCAATGTAACCCGAGTGGACGATGATGTGATTGTCAATCCGATTAAAGTAATTGTATCGGATGATGATGTAACTTCGCCCGTTAAACAAATTGTGGTAGACACCTCCTATGAATCATTAACTGTAAAAGAACTCAAGGAAAAAATTTCTGAATTAAATGGCCCTAAACTAAAAACCAAAAAAGAAATGGTTGACTACCTTAAAAATAAAATATAAAAGGTATGTATGAATAATATCCATTTTAATTATCCTGCTCTCATGTCAGATGGTAGAAATTATGCAAATTGGCAACCTTCTGCTGTATTGAATGATCAAATAAGAAAAAAAGAAAACATAAAAACCAATTGGGATTATCGTGAATATTTACAAAAAAATGCAAATTCCATCATGGATTTTGATAAACATGTAGCTTTTAGTCAAACTGGTGGATCTTATAGTTATTCTTCCTTACAAAAATAAATTAGGCACATGTTTTATAAACGATATATAAATATAGTTAAAAAAATTTGTATATACAAGTATTATGGAATGTATACACAAATTTTTACAAGAACCTCATAGTTTAGTCAATCATCATATATCTTCCTACAACCAATTCATAGATAACATTCCTCACATCATTCATAAACAAAACCCTCGCATCATTTTAAAAAATAAAGAAGGAGACGTGTTTAAACAAGTATGCCACATGTACATTGGTGGAAAAAAAGGTAATTTATTTTTAAAGGGACAACCTTTTTTTATGGAAAAAGAAGAACGAAAAGTCTTGTATCCCAACGATGCACGACTTCGTAATTTAACCTATGCCTTTAGTTTACATGCTAAAATTTTATTTACCTTTATTTTAGATGATAAGGAAGATCCATCGCTTGATTATGAAACAAAAGACTATGTATTTTTAGGTAATTTTCCTATCATGTTACAATCTAACTTGTGCTATTTGAACAACATGCCATCAGAAGTCATGTTTAACATGGGTGAATGTTCACGTGATCCTGGCGGATATTTCATCATTGATGGAAGTGAAAAAGTACTCATTTGTCAAGAAGAACGATCTAAAAATTCTATTTGTGTGGTGAAAAATTACAGCGATAAATATTATTATCGTGCTGAAATAAAATCTGAATCGGAAGATGAATCTAAATTATCTCGTGTCACGGCAGTTCAACTCGCAACCAAATCAGATGAATATGATTTATTGAATAAGGACGGATTTTCTTTACATGAAATTGTGGTAGATTTACCTAACGTGCGTATGCCTATACCCTTATTCATTGTGATGCGAGCCTTAGGTATCTTATCGGATAAACAAATCATTGACGTTTGTTTATTGCATTCCGATGAAGTTTTAATGCCACATTTTCGTGAAAGCATCTATGATGCTGGTAATGTGTATACACAAATGATGGCACTCAAATACATTTCAACCTTTGCTAAATATCAAACGATAGAACATGTCTTGTATATCTTATCTGAACTTACACTTCCACACATTGGTGAAACAAATTTGATAGACAAGGCTTATTTTATTGGACACATGGTTAAAAAATTATTGTTAGTAGGAACCAACGTAGAAAGTAAAACAGATCGCGATTCGTTTCGGTTTAAACGAATGCATTCAAGTGGTGATTTGTTATCTCATTTATTTCGCGATTATTACATCAAACAATTAAAATATGTTCAGAAATCCATTGATAAATTATACAACAGCAATAAAAAATTATATGAAACGGATGAAGGATTTCAATACTTATTTCATAACTATGAAACATTTTTTGAAGAACGAGTCATGGAACATGGTATTTTTAAAGCATTCAAAGGTGATTGGGGTGCTACCAGTTATACGAAAAAAGTTGGCGTGTCCCAACAATTAAATCGGTTAAGTTACAATTCCATGATGTCACATTTACGTAAATGTGTATTGCAAATGGATTCCAGTGCTAAAATTGTAGCCCCCCATTTATTGCATGCGACCCAATGGGGCGTGTTTGATCCTGTAGATTCTCCGGATGGCAGTGAAATAGGATTACATAAACATTTGGCCATTTGTACACGAATTACCGATGGATTTTCTCAAGAGGTTATTTTTGATACATTAAAAGAATTACACATTTCCATTACATCGTTAGAAAATACAACACCAAAAGAGTTAAGTTTAATGGTAAAATTAATCATCAATGGATATTGGTGTGGAGGGGTGTACAATCCCAAAGAAATTGTGGATTTATTGCGTATGCGAAGACGTCGTGGAAAAATACCCTCTTCTACCAGCATTAGTTGGAACATTCAAGAAAACGCCGTTTATATTTATACCGATGCGGGTAGATTACAACGTCCCTTATTTTATATTGAAGATCATCGTGTATCCTATCAACCCTCCGATTCTCATTTATCATGGACGGAACTAACTACGGGTACAGAGGGGAAGCCATGTAAAATAGAATATGTAGATGCAGATGAGTTAAATACAAGTTTGGTTGCATTTGATTTCACCCTTGATTTTACAAAACAAGAAAATCAACAGTATACCCATGTTGAGATGCATGGATCCAGCATATTAGGGTTCATGGGAAATCAAATTATTTTTCCAGAACATAACCCTTTACCACGAAATTGCTTTTCATGCAGTCAATCTAGACAATCCGCCTCTATGTACAATACCAATCATCAAAATAGAATGGATAAAATGGGCGTGGTTCTCAATTATGGCCAACAACCCTTGATTCAATCCAGTCTTTTTGAACCATTCAAGTCATTGCCTTACGGCATCAATGCCATGGTTGCCATCATGTGCTACACTGGCTACAATACAGAAGATGCCATTTTAATCAACCGTGGTGCCCTAGATCGCGGTATTTTCAACACGAGTTATTTTAAAACCTACGAAGAAGAGGAAACCTACAATGATGATCCTGATAAAATGTTAATTTTTGAGAAAGGTAGCAATACCGATGACAATGGATTGGTCAAAGAAAATACCATGGTCAATGAAGATACCATTTTAATGCAAATGATTCAATCCGGTAAAATCAAAAATATTTACCCCAAACGCGATCAAGTCGGTCGTATTGATAAAACATTCATCAGTGAAAATAAACAAGGTAAACGTGTTGCCAAAGTTCGTATTTGTACCGAACGTATTCCTGAAATTGGTGACAAATTTGCATCCCGTGCCGGACAAAAAGGAACGTGCGGTCTTATCATCCATGAAGTAGATATGCCCTTTACATCCGAAGGTCTTCGTCCCGATTTAATCATCAATCCACATGCTCTTCCTTCACGTATGACACTTGGACAATTACTTGAATCGCTTCTTGGAAAAGTTCATTTGATGAATGGAGGATTGGGTGACTGTACCGCTTTCAATACCCAAGATGCCTCCAATTATAAAACTGTTTTGAAAGAAATGGGATATCATAGTTCAGGCACTGAATTATTACACAATGGTATCAACGGTGAACAAATTGAAAGCAATATCTTTTTTGGACCTACCTACTACATGCGATTAAAACACATGGTTTCTGATAAAATTAACTATCGTCCTCGTGGTCCGAATGCCGCCTTAACAAGACAACCTTTACAAGGTCGTGATAAAGAAGGAGGTTTACGTATTGGTGAAATGGAACGTGATGGTCTCATTGCCAATGGAATGGCTGGATTTGTGAAAGAATCCATGATGACACGCGGTGATGGAACCATGGTCATTCATAATTCACGAAAACCTTATAAAATTTGCGTGGACAATTCTTCTGGTCTTATGGCCATTTACAATGAACACACCAATCTTAAAATTAGTCCTACCATTGATGGAGTCCAATTTGATGGGAACCAATTAACCACCATTCCTACGTATAACAAATCATTCAGTACCTTAAATGTTCCTTACTGTTTTAAACTGTTGATGCAAGAATTGGCCATCATGAATGTTTACATGAGAATCATCACGTCAGATTCATTAGATCATATGGAAAGCATGAATACTTCATCCATTGAATCTTTGGTTCCTTCCATCTTTCAGCGTTTATCTTCTGCGGTGGATTCATTCATGCGAAATAAATTGTACGTATCCAAAATCAATTCGGGATTACCACCTTCGTTCAAACACAAACAAATGGCACCTACTCTATTCCCCTTTTTAGAAAATGAAGAACAATACCATCTTCTCAAATACATTTCACGAACCATTTCCCCGCATCGTTACGAACCCATGTTTAATAAAGATAAATTTAAACTTGACATTTATCGTACGGATGGAACGAGCGTTGAAAGAACCATGGATTATTTCTGGAATAAAATGAAAACCGGTATTTTTGTTCGTATCAAAAACAACAAATTATTTAATTTTAATCCATTCTATAATGTCGCCTATAAAAATGATTTTTCTGACCAAATACCCAAAGAACAATTAGATGCTCTTTTTGATGAATTGAAAAAAGATAAACAACGATTCAAAGACGTGTCTACCGATCCATCTACTTGGCATGCTACCAATTGTTTACTTCGTATTGAAAAAGAAAATCCTGCTGTCCCCACAGAAGCCTATCTTTCCCAAATGTATGACATGTTAGTTCAAACATGTAATCATCGTAAAATTCATGATTGTATCTTTTTCATGAATCGTAAAGATTTTCCCCATTTACGAAAAGATTGGAAAGAAACCTTTTCTTCCATTTACGGTGATAAAAAATTAGACGATACTTTTTTAAATAAACCCTTTATTCCCGTGGTATCACAAACGACCAGTTTACAACATGCAGACATTCCCTTTCCCACAGGTGATGATTGGCATGCGATTGCCAACGATACCTTTTTCGCCAATTCAACCTACAATTATCATAGTAAAAAAACAACCGTTCTATATGACAATAAACATACTTCACGTGAACATTTACCGGCGTGGGAAACACGCAAAGCTGAATTTATGTGGAGAGGTCAAGGAACTGGATGTGGAAATGACATTGAAACAAATCCTCGTATGAAATTAGATTCATTGACTGGAACCATTCTTCATTTGGATGCACACATTACCCGATATACCAAACGTGTTAAAGCAAGTCAAGTAGATGGAAAATTAAGCGTTGACTATAAATCGTATGTGGAAGAAAATAAAAAAGCAACCGCATTTGAAATGCCCATGAAAGAACAATGCCAATACAAATTTATCATTAACGTAGAAGGCAACTCATCGGCTTACCGTTTAGGACCTTTATTCGGTCTTGGATTTTGTATCTTGAATGTTGAATCTACGTATAAATTATGGTTTGAACCCATGTTGAAAACCTTGCCTTATGGGGCTCAAGGCATTGAAGATTGTCACTGCATTACAGTAAAACATGACTTGAGTGATTTAAGAGATACCATTGAATGGTGTTTAGCCAACGATGACATTTGCAAAAAAATTCAAGAAAATGCCATGTCTTTTTATCATAAAACATTCACACGTGATTTCGTCTATGATTATGTTGCTGACATGTGCAACTCCATTTCCAACACTTTAGATTCCAAAGACAATGATTATAAAGAAGTTCAAAAATTTAAACCTCATTCAAAATTATCATTTAAATCCTACAAACAAACCGAACCTGTTCCTACCAATACTTCCGTGATTATTGTACCGTATCGCGATACAGGTGAACAAAATCGTGCCGAACAACTAGATGCCTTTTTACTTCATTACAAAGATAGAAACGTTCTGATTGTAGAACAAACACCTGGTGAAAAATTCAATCGCGGTATTCTCTTGAACATTGGTTATGATTACATCACACGCAACCTTCCTGAAATTTCATCCTTTGTCTTTCATGATGTAGACATCATCAATGAAGAATCCATCCAAGATAAATATTATGGAGATGACGGAAAAGATATGGTTCATTTAGGTATGTTGATTGAAAAAGATAAATATGCAAAATCAAGTGACTTTTTAGGACGAGCCTTGCGTGTTTCAAAACGTGCGTTCAAAGAAATCAATGGATTCCCCAATACATTTTATGGATGGGGTGGAGAAGATGATGCTCTTCGTTACCGAATCATGTCCTCTTCGTTAGAGAAAACCATTTATAGACCGAATGAATCTAAACATGGGTATGAATTAGAAACCAAAAACGATATTTTTGAAAAAAGAGATCCTTTGTTAACAGAAATGCATAAAGTAGAAGAAGCGTTATCGGATACACTTGAATGGAAAATCAATGGATTGAATTCGTTGCAGTATAGTATCATTGACAATAAATTATTATCGGGTGCACGAAAAATTGTCGTTCAATTAACACCGTTTGAGAAAAAACATATCTCTATTCCTGAACCCGTGCTACCCCCTGTAAAAGAAGAAAAGGAGATCTTAGAAGGCGGAGAATCATTGACAAAAAAACCTGAAGAAGAAACCAAAAAAATTCAGATCAGTACACAGGTGACCGAAATAATATAATATTTTTAATCATAAAAATGTAATAAAATTGAATAATATAAATAAAACTATTATTATAACAATGAATGAGTTATATAATAAAAATGGTAACATAAAAAAAAATTCATGGAAAAATAAAGATAATCATAAAAAATATGCTATATTATTAGGTAAAATATTAGGATATACTGAAGCAAAAGATTGGTATAATATAACGCATAAACATATAAAAAATAATAAAGGCGGAGGATTGTTAATGTCATTTTATGAAGATTCGCCAATATTATTTGTATTATCAGTTGTAAAGTTAATATATCCTGATTATGAATGGTTAGAATGGAAATTTATTAAAACAAGACAACATTTTTGGGATAATAAGAAAATCAAAAAATATATATGGATTGGTTGTTTAATGAATTAAACTATGAAAAAATAGAAGATTGGTATAATATTGATGTAGATATAATACGAAATAATTATGGTAGTGGGTTGTTAGGAAATTATAGTTCTTCTCATATAAATATATTAACATCACTTTATCCTGAATATGATTGGTTAGAATGGGAATTTAAATTTACATCTAGATATTATTGGAAAAAGAAAGAAAATCAAAAAAAATATATGGATTGGTTAATTAAAAAATTAGGATATACTGATAAAGAACAATGGTATAATATTACCCAACGCATAATAGATAATAATAATGGGGGAGCAATGATAAATGAATATAATGGATCACCAATACAACTTTTAAATACATTATATCCTGAATATGAATGGTTAGAGTGGAAGTTTAAACATACATCTAATCATTATTGGAAAAAAAAATTAAATCGTAAAAAATATGCGGATTGGTTAGGAATAACATTAGGGTATACTAAATTAGACGATTACTATAATATTTCACATTCTATTATTCATAACAATCATGGAGGAGGATTGTTAGCAGAACATTATAACGATTCACCAATACAATTTATTGTAGATGTTTTTCCAGAATATAAATGGGATAAAAATAAATTTTGTAAACATAAAACAGAAGAAAAATTATATAATATTATAAAACGTAAACTTCCTACAATTATATCACAATTTAAACAAGATTGGTGTAAAAGAATATTTCATCTTCCATTTGATTTTTGTATTCCAGAACATAACATAATTATTGAATTAGATGGAGCCCAACATTTTAGACAAATATCAAATTGGTCATCGCCAGAAGAACAATTAAAAAATGATAAATATAAAGAAAAATGCGCAAATGATAATGGATATTTAATAATTCGCATTTTACAAAAAGATGTACTTGATGATATATATAATTGGGAAGGAGAATTATTTGACTCAATTGAAAAAATTAAAAATGGATATAACAAAAATATATATTTATGTAAAAACGGGGAATATACAAATTTTATTTAATAATAAACATCATTATGAATTATAAAATTTTGTTTTTTTCATTAAAATAATACTTAATTTAGAAGAATTATATTTTTTTAAATATATAATATATGACACATCACGGTGGTAAAAAAACGCGTAAAAATAAACATCTGACCTATTTGAATAAAAAAAATAAACGATTGACGTATCGGTTGAATAAAAAAGTTAAGAAATCAACGCGTAAATGCGAATCATTTTGCAATAATGATTATATGAAAGAGATGGACAAGATACATCAAAAAACAGTAGATTTATACAAGAAGAATCCTATCATGGAACCTCCACGAGAATTTACAAAAGAAGACAGAGACCTATTTTATGATATGTGTAAAAAAAATCATTGTAATCAACAATGTGTTGGTTACACAAAACCACCCGAATTTTATAAAAAAATAAAACACGGTTTTCAAAAAAATAATACGAAACGCGTTCAACAATTGAAGAAAAAAGGTGCATTGTCTGAGTGTGAAGATCCAAATGCATTTTAATGTATGATATTGTATACGAATCCAGCTAAAGCGATGAACAAAGAAAGTATATTTAAATTAAACGGAAGGTTATATATAAAATTGTGTTTAATTTCCTTGTTTACATCTGGTTCTGGCTCATACAATTTTCCTTGAACTCCACATTCAGACATTCTACACTTACTAGCAGATGAATATTCTATGTTTCCAGTAACAATATTCATCTTTCCAACGGCTGTACAATCCGACGAGACAGAATCAAATTTGTAGTACTGATATGGACGATAATATTTACATGTTTTACATACAGGAACATCTGAATTTTGGATCGCCATCAACGTAATGAATCTATAACGCATCGTATGAAGATTGACTCTAATTTTATAATCATTTTTTTTGTAATTCATTTATGATAACTCATCCATAACCGTTTAGGTTTCATTTCTTTTTTAGGTTCGTGTTCAATCAAAAACATGGTTTCTAATACTTTTTGATTTTGTCCTGCAACTAAATATTTATTATATTCTTTTTGCTCATGATATAACAATCGTTTTTCCAAATCATGAATACGTTGTTCTAAATAAAATAAACAATCCTCCATAAATTTAAAATTGATTTTAATTTATATCCTGTACCATTATATAATGGCGGACGAAATTTCTACCATGTCTATTTACAATTCTCGTCAACATTTACTTGACATTTTACATGAATGCGGATATGACGTTTCCGACTATACCAATTCTAGTTTAGCTCACGTTGTTGCCATGATTGAAAACAAACAATTGAATTTATTACTTACTTCACCCAAGAATAAGGTATACGTCATTTATAAATTAGATACGAAATTAAATACAAAAGATAGTTTATCTGAATATTTAGAACCTTTGATGGATGACATTTTGACCAAAGACGATAATGTAATCATTGTTTATAAATCAGAACCTAACGATACCATTCATGCCATGCTTGAAAATTTGTGGAATGATCAAGGTATTTTAGTCTCCGTCATCAACATTGAACGTTTACAATTTAATATTTTCAAACACGAACATGTTCCTCGTCATACCATTTTAAATGACAAAGAAAAAGATGAACTGTTTGAAAAATATAACATTAAATCCAATGCAGACTTACCTGTCATTAGCCGGTTTGATCCTGTGGCAAGTGTCATGTGCATGCGACCTGGACAAGTATGTTTGATTGAAAGAAAAAGTAAAACCGCTGTAGTAAGTCATTATTACCGTGTATGTGTATAATTTTATGCGTCTATTGTATGGCAGCTGAATTACCTCAACAACCACGAGATTTAAGAAGTACATCAACTTCCAGTAAAGAATTACGCGATATGTTTTTTAGTGACCGTGTTTATACATTAAATGTTCAAATAGATGGAGAACCTTTTGATATATTATCACTTGGAAATAGTAACATGTTTTTTTATGCAACTCCAATAGATTTAAAAAAATCTAAAGATCCAATGTCTGATTTAATAGAAAAATCATGCATACATTTATATAATGCAAAAAGTAAAAATATAAAAACACCTGAAAAAATAGTTCTTTATTTAGAATCATTTTATGATGTTCCAAATGAAATCAAAGAATCTTGTACACAACATCGTAAAACAAAAGGTAGCCCTATTTTATTTGATTTATTTGATTTTATTGCAGATGACATTGGTTATGATACAATTGAACTTGTTGATGGTTCAAATGTTACATTACCCGATGGAAGAAAATGGAATTTAAGAATTTTAAATAACATTTTACGTAAAGGCAGAACATATTATGAACAATTTGGATTTAAAGCGATTTATCCTGTCCAATCTTTCAAAAAAATAAGAATAACACTATACCCTATAAAAGATTATATAGTAAAAAATATTGGTGATTTTGATAAAGTAACTTTACTAGATGTAATTCAACATTTATATGAAACAGAAGGTGTTGAAAATCCAGATCCAACTGGTCCTAAATTATGGAGTGAAGAAGATAAAGCTGTTATGGATTATATTATTCATTCTATAGATGAATATATTTCAGAAACTCATAAAGGTAAAGAAATTATTACTAATGCATACGAAAGAAAAATTGGTAATTCTTTATTTTCATCCTATGAAATAAATGGAAATATAATTAATTTTTTTACCACCAAAGGAGGTAAAAAAACTAAACGTAAAACTAAACGTAAAACACGAAAAATTAATAATTTTCTAAAGTCCGCGCGCTACAATCGGTAGAGTTTGTATACTTGGGCATCCAATACTTATAAAACATATCTATATGAAAATATGAATCATATATCTTTTTATAGTAATATTGTTCTAGGGTCATGTCAGTGATTTGCATTTTATATTCGTCTTGAATATAACCTGGAATGGATTCTTGAATGATGGAAAACCATGACCTCTGCATGGAACTAACACCATCACTGAACGCTTCTTTCTTTCTCCATAAAATAACATCGGGTAACATTCCCTTAAACGCTGTTCTCAACGCAAACTTTTCGCAAGTTGTATATCTGTATTCTGTTGGAATAGACATGTACATTTCTACAAATGCTCTATCCAAAAAAGGAGTTCGTGATTCCAAACCATGCGACGAAATACTTCTATCACTTCGTAACGCATCATACATGTATATTTCCGAAACCAATCGTCTACATTCTTTATCAAACTCTATTTCATTGGGTGCCTTTTTCATATAAAGGTATCCGCCACACACTTCATCCGATCCATCTCCATTAAAAATAACCTTAGCATCACTATGTTCCTTGATGTGTTTGCATATTAAATAATTCCCCACACTGGCTCTCACCGTGGTGGTATCACGACTTTCAATGGCATAAATCACTTCAGGAATTGCCTCCAAAAAATCATTTTCTTCTACGACAAGCGAAGTATGCTTAGATCCTAAAAATTGGGCCATGATGTCCGCATACTTTAAATCTTCCGCACCTTCTAACCCAATGCTATACGTTTCTAAAGGTTCCGTCATTCCCAACTCCTTACGACACTGATTTACCAACATGGCAATCAAACTACTATCCAACCCACCCGATAATAAACAGGCCATCGGTCTTTCCATATTCATGACACGCTGTTTTACACATTCATATAAAGTTTGACGAATGCGAGTATAATCACATGGGAGTGGATGGATAGAGGGAAGATTAGAATAGGTAATTGAATATTCACTTCGTGTAGATAAATCAAGTGCTGTAATGGTTCCCGGCATCACATGCGTTACTTTATTGACAGGAGGCATCATTTTAAATTCAGATGCAAAACAAATCTTGTGATCCTTTTCGCCTCTCAATAAAGGTCGTACTCCATATGGATCACGTGCAATGAACACAATTTTTTTATTTGAATCATACAACACAAATGCAAACTCTGATGCATTGATGGTATGAACTACATGTTCAATTCCAAATTGAATGTACAAATCAAGAATCACTTCACAATCCGATTTTGTGGTTGGTTCCACTTTCATGGATGCATACAATTCTTTATGGTTGTAAATTTCTCCATTGCAAACTAAATAAATTCCCTTTTTTTCAAAGGGTTGATTGGATGCATCATCTAATCCATTAATAGCCAAACGATGAAACCCCAAGGAAACTGGATCTGAATGAACCCAGGATGAATGATCGGGTCCTCGGTGCTTTCCTTTCATAAACGAAACTTTAGCCTCTTCAGAATGATCATGAATTAAGGCTAAAATTCCGCACATAATACTATTATATCAATCAATATTTATACTATTTATTATAATATTATACACGTATAATAATGATATTTATAATAATATTTAGTGTATGAAAATTTTTTATGGTACTGAAAATTTTTCAATTGATGTTACTCAAATGTGTTTAGATAAATTAAACAAAAATAATATAGTTACCATACCCGACGGCGATGATAAACGAGCTTTTTATTTTACAGATCCTTTACCTGGAATTCATAAAAAAATATTCATTGATATGGATGGTGCGATCCATGAATATGATGAACATAATCAAATAAAAATAAATATACTTGATCATACAACCACTGTTATAAATAATAATTATATTACCAATAAATTATCCAACATGTAGAAAATATTTTAACCCCAATCCTCACATGCGGTTTCGCGATTTTAAATTCCCGGGTTTGGCGGTATGCCAATACTAAATGATGAATACTGGAAATTATCCGATTTAAAAAATATTATTTTAATATATGAGTATTTCAAGAAAACAAATCAAAGAATGGGGATATAAATATACAAATGATAGAGATCGTATTACGTTTGTAAATGAATCTTACAAGTTATGTCCTTTGTTATTAGATATAGTTAAAAAAATACCATGGGAAAGTTATCATTTTGAAGGAGAATCTACTTTTTTATTTTCATTTTCTCAAGGTGATAAATTTTCTGAAAAAGATGAATATACAAGTGCATTCATGGAAAAACACGTTACGTCTAAATGCTATGATATACCTTATTATTTATTTGGAGGATGGTGGTATGAATACACAAATCGCGGTACATTGTATGATTTTATGGATAAAACCGGTGATGTAGATGTTCGTGTGTTTTTACCTGAATTACAAATGGATGGTAGTGAAGATATACATGAAAAATATGATGAATATGATCATGCTTATTTGAATGAAAACAAAGAATTGAATGCATATGTACAACATTTTAGTTCATGGTTATTTGAACAAATTTCATTTTTTATTGATGAAATACCAGATGAATATTTTATTCATTCTCAACCTGTTACAACTCATTCGGTAGATGGTAAATTAATACGTGAAAAAAGATTGAAACATGGTATATTGAAACAATTTATTACAAATAAACAAATGTTAAAAACACAATTTGTATGTAATTTGAATGGTATAACACTTGAACCGATTGAATTCATTATATTACTTTCTCAAATTAAAAAATCACCCAAAAAAATTGATAATTTAAATGGGATTTTTATAGATAATTACAATGCTATATTACACGGAAACATAACGGGTATATCGGATCGTCATGTATTAGTATCAAAACCATCTTCTGAACATAAATGGATAAATCATGTACAACGTATTAAATATTTAAATTCTATATTTAATTTAGCTGATTATGAACCGTACCAATTAAATTATGACATCATGGCCATATTAGGAATTATCGTATTATTTTCAGATCATATCATGAAATATTTTGCTTTGCGTGAAAAATCTGTAAAAGAAACCATTGAATCCATGGTGTCTAATTTTTTAATGTACATTAAAACAAAACCAAGACCCCATTTTGGGGTTTCCACATCGGATATTAAAAAAATGCCAAATTTTGACATGCTTAAAAGTGCAGACAATATCATGAATCAAATTGATTTTTTATTAAAAAGAAATGCTGATGTAGTAGAGCCTGTACAAAAAATACCAACCATGTTTACGCGTCGTGGCGGAAAACGTAAAACACGAAAGAAGTTTCGTCGTGTCGTTAATGTTTAATCTAACTTGATTCAGCACTTCCATATAAATAATATTATGTAATATATGAGTCAACAGTTAATTGAAAGAAATAAAACCATCAAAAAACAACGTCTTGATTCTATGGATAGATATACATTACATGGCATATTTGATTATGATCCACCAGAATATGAACGCCATCCATTGCCTGTACCATTGAAACGCAAGGACACTACATCGTCCAAGTTAGATTGATTGGAATAATCATAATAATATCACATATAATAATATCACTCAAACCCAATCCTCACCATAATCACAAACACCTCAACCCAATCCTCACCATAATCACAAACACCTCAACCCAATCCTCACCAACAAAAAAAATTGAAATGAAAAAAGCTAAACAACCAACATAAACATCAATCACAATGTCCACATTCGTGATCACCAATGCTTCGCCATCTACCACGGCAAAGGAAATTACGCAAGCCTTTGAAGACACCTTCAACATCATCGTCGCCGTTCAAGTAAGTCCAATCAAAGACGGTATGTACGGTCGTTATCGCACTGTCAACATTCAATCCGTCAACACATCGCCACTTTTCAACCGATTCGTCGCCAACATTAAGCGTGATGGGTACGATGTTTTCACCGCTAATCGCACTGACTATCGCGTTTCCTTCGCCGATCGTGCACCATCTTTCACCTCTTCGTTTACGCCAAGGATCATCTAACGGCTTTCTCGGACCTCAACGGCTCTCTCGGCGACTACATTTTTTTAGAAATCCTCAACGGCTCTCTCGGAACTAAAAAAATATAGTCTAAATATAGTCTCAACGGCTCTCTCTCAGTGGGTAGTGCACATTCGGCATGATCGGCATACCCTTTTTTCACATGTAGGAAAGGAACATTTTCTTGATGTTTTACCTCGGGTTGCACACTCTCTAGTCTCACGCCGACCACTTGCGCACCAACTTTTTCTAGTTACAACTTCAATTGGTGCTTCCACGATCGCAACTTCTGGTGCTGGTTCTTCCGGTTCTTCCGGTGCAATCAAACCACATAAATTACGCAAATGTGCATTTTCATCCAACAAGGCTGAATTTTCTTCTTGTAAGAAACGAAGTGCCGTTTCTGCTTGACGAATCGCCGTCTCTAAATCTTTCATTTTTTTTTTAGTTAACGTACGATTGGTCGCTTTATATAGTTCTACCGTTTCCCGTTGCCACGATTCCTGCGTTCGCTCGCCCATGGTGGTTTCCGTCACACGACACATCGGACATTTAAGAAATCGGCCAAATAATTTAGCTCGTGTATTTATAATCGGTTCCTCTTTCATTCGCATCTCCGATTCACAATCATGACATATGACGTGAGGAACCTTTGCACCACATTGTATTTTGTAAAAATGAAGTACCGGTTTAGTGTCAAAACATACCATGCAATCCATTTGTGCCATCTCGCATTCTTCAAATCACATTTTGATTTTTTCATTTCAATTTTTTTTCAAAAAAAAAGTGGGGTTGCCCCCGTTTTTTTTATTTTTTTTTGTAGTGCGTGGTGCGACTTACACGATTTTCGGTGCCATGTTCTCGCCGACTGCCTTCTCCGCCTGCTGTGCCATCTTTGCCGCCCGTTCTGCTGGTGTCATCGTCTTGTAAATCTGCCAGTACATGTCGGTACCATCTCGGCGTGTTCCGTGCACGATACGCTTCGGCCACACGTTTGCTTCTCCTGCCGTCTTGCGACGCTCCACGTCTGCCAACTGTGTCGCGAGTGTTCGGCCATCCGATGTCAAGTCTTCAAGGTGCACGAAGTACTTGGTGCGATCCTCGGCCTGTGCAGGAGCAATGTCAATCTTGAATTTTTCGCATAGACGAAGCGACGCAACAATCCGGTGGACGTCGTCCTCGGTGAAGTACTTCGGGATAGTCATCATGAAAGAAGCCATTGTCTGTTGTTGTGCGGGTACACCTTCTTATCATGATTTTCATTTCAATTTTATTTTTGTTCGTTGAGCTTTTTAATAAAAAAATGTAGTTTTTTGCTTCCCCTAAATTAAGATGAATGACGCGATAATGGTGTAGCAAGAGATAACCACCATGAATCATATCGCGTATCCATCTTTCCATCCGCATCATTCAAACACCACATAGGCCCCGTCAATGCATCTGGAAAATTTGGAATCTTTTTTCGCATTTGGTCGTACCGTTTTCCGTCATGAAGCCATCGGAGCAATTCCTCGCCGTACTTGGTCACCTCGCATACATCCACCGTATAGATCACGTTGCCGTTCTTGAGACGCTTAAACTCCTTCCGAATGGTCGTTCGTCCAGGATCATATTGAGCACACAACCGACGAATCAAATCGCGACTACCAGGACGAGACACGATCGTGAATGCAAACGCCATTTTGTTACATTTACTTTTTTTATAATTTTCATTTCAATTTTTTAAAAACTCATTTCTCACTTAGTCACTCATTTCTCATTTACCATGGATTTTACACCTTTTTTAAAAAATATTTTTTTAAAAATCATATTGTTTTTATAAAAATGATACCCTATAAAACTTTTTATAAAATTTATACTTTTTTATTTTCAAAATACTTTTTTGAGAAATTGTCCCTCTGCCATTCATTCATTTGGCATGCCAACAACTTTATTTTAAATCATTCATGAAAACTATTTTATCTTTTGTATTTCATTTTCATTTCTCACTTAATCACTCATTTCTCATTTACCATGGATTTTACACCTTTTTAAAAAAATAAATATGATTTTATAACATATTTATTTTTAAGATTAACGACTACAATACTTTGACAAATTTACCATGAATCACCCCTGTACATGACATATCCTACAAAAAGGCTTGTTGTAACAGGTGCTTTGTACATTGCAATCATAAAAAGGCCCATGATGATGTATCCTTTGTAATAATACCATGTGATCCATTCATGGTAATATTGAACAATTTCTCCCATGAACATTTTTCAAAATGAAAACCATTGATTATTTTTCAATTTTTAAAACTCTTTGTATAAAAAAATAGTTTTTCATTTTCAAAATACTTTTTGGAGAATAAATACCTCCGCCATGTCAATCCAATCGTTTCACTTTTTTGTATTTAATTTCCACATCCATGAATTAGCCACTTATCATTGATGTTTTGGTACACATCATGATGGTGACCCCGATATAAAATAATCCAAATGGAACAATTTCCAGAACCACATAGAATATATTTACATTTTGACATGATGATGGTAATGGCAAGATAATATTTTGAAAATTCATTATTTTGATGTTTAAATACGTAATCTACCGTAGTATTACTTTTTTTCATATGTCGGATTTCATCCCGAAAATAAAATGAATTTGGAAATTGTTGACTCATGTATTCTATAAATTCAGTTTCATCACTTTGTATCAAAAAAACAACATTCGGATGTTTCGTCAACACTTCCTTGGCATACGTTACATATTCTTCATAATCACACAATTTAGTTTCTCGTATTTTATCATTTCCTCTATAAAACAATACACATAGATTATCATACGTTAAGTTGTATTTCATTTCCAGTTTTTCTACGATATCAAGTATTTTTTTTGAAGGCGTAAAATATTTTTTCATGACTGGAAAAATGCACGGATCCAAGGTTGAATAATCATTGTATTGATATTTTTCATGATAATCTAGTTTAGTTACATGAATCTCATCCGTATGATCATAATGTTCAAAATAATCATACGTAATGTCCTCATTGCTATTTTTATACCAACTAAATTGTCGTGAACTATCTACCAACGTAGGCAACTTCAAATGTTCATTGATGTAATCGGTAATGTTCATTAATTTTACGGAACAACATGAAAAAAATCCTGCATTATGTGTTGCAATTACACTCATATTCTATAACGTAGATATTTATACACATTCAGATACGCAAAACCTTTTTTATAGTTTCAAAATACTTTTTTGAGATTTTGTTCATCGGTCATGTCCATCGTTTCAATGAATTTTTAATCGTGTAAATTGAAAGATGAGTTGGTTCATTGGGTCTATCGGGTGAGCCATACACCATTGTTCATACCGTTTTTGTTGTTCACGTCGTCGTTTATTTGCTTCCCCTTCTTTTGCCTTCCGTTCAAGATCAATCCACTTTTGTGCAAAGAATTTCTTTGCGTCCATTTTTTGATATATATTTTTTTAAATAAACGTTTCAATTTTTAAAAACTCATTTCTCACTTAGTCACTCATTTCTCATTTACCATGATTTTCCATTAACCCCCTTATACATTTACACCATTTTAGATTTTTATTAGATTTTTCATAGATTCTAGAGTATTCAAAGTTTTTTTGACAATGTCTCTGTCATAACGTTTCACTTTTAAAAATTGAAACCATTTTTATGTTTTTTATTGAAAAAAAATGGATCGCATTCGTTACCAAAAAATGTATTTTGCAAAATCATGGCCTCCGGGTTGCGACCCTCCCATGTCGGCATTTGACTATTTCAACAACAAATTTAAATACGTAGACGGATACAACTGGTGGCTTCTTCCTTCCGTCAATGAACATCAAGATCCTCAATATTGGGGTGTTTTTGAAGATGGTACCATCACCATGAAATTCATACACCGTGGCGAGTTTACTCCATGTATTCGCGAATTAAGCGACCGTATCGGCATTGTCGTTGAACACGAAGACTCCTTTCTATATCTCTACGTGGATGACGAAGCCTATTTGTACGGGGATACCACCTCTACTTGTTCTATCGGAAGACTTACCATCACCACCGATCATTCCGATGATATTCGGATGAAAAGCAACATGTGGGACGGGTTTGCTCTACTTGACATGGAAACCATTTCTACCTACCATCCCTTGACCATTCGTAAACAAGAATGGGCCTAACGGCTTTCTCGGTAATAAAAATTGAAATGAAATTTTACTTTATTTTTTTACAGTCAAACCATGTCGCCCGCTTCTCCTCTTGATCTTGCGTACCAGGCACTTCATCAAGCTCAACAAGTTCTTGCGGATGCCCGTCAACGATACGATCAACGTCTTGAAGAAAATCCGCAAATTCGTAACCGACTTTTTCATGCCGGTACCGCCCTGAATCACGCCGAGGAGATGCAACTTGACCCCAACATCGCTCCCGAGGTAAGTCATGAAGCCTACGCAACCGCCTACCATGAATATCACGAAGCAAACGAAGCCTATGACACCTTCATGATTGACGTTAATCTTGACATTCGTAACGCCTCAACCAATGTACGTCTTGCTCACCAAACCATCCAAAATCTTCAAACGATTTAAAATTAAAAAAACGGGGGAAACCCCATTTTTTTTATTTTTATATTTTTTCATCAAAAAAAAAGTGGGGTTTCCCCCGTTTTTTTATTTTTTTTGTAGTTATTTAGAGTGTACTTACACGATCCGCGGTGCCATCTTTTCGCCCACTGCCTTATCCGCCTGCTTTGCCGTCCTCTCCGCCGGTGTCGCCGTCTTGTAAATCTGCCAGTACATGTCGCTTCCATCTCGTCGTGTTCCGTGTACGATGCGCTTGGGGTATACGTTTACCTCGCCCTCACTCTGTCGCTTCGCCACATCGGCCAATTGCGTTGCAAGTGATGCCCCGGTTGGTGTCACGCTGGAAATATGAACGAAGTACTTCACGTAATTAGGCTTTTGAGCCGGCGCAGTATCTATCGCAATACTATCATTTGACAATTTCAATGCCTCAAGTATCGCCCTTACCTGAGCCTCGGTGAAGTACGCTGGAATAGTCATCATGAATGAAAACGCCATTGGAAGCGGTTGCTGGTACACCTTCTTATTGTGATTTTCATTTCAATTTTATTTTTGTTCGTTGAGTTCAACGGATCTTAAAAAAATTGAAACGACATTTTACTTTTACATTCGTAGCTTTTCAGCACGTGTCATGTCGTTTCTTTTCTCCATCCCCAACATCATCAAGCGTGCCCTTGAGGCCATGCTTCGTGAAGTTCAACTGGCGTCGGTTCGTGTACTTGCTGATCATTTCAAGTTTGATGTTGACGAAGCCATGCGTGTGCTTGACGCCAAAGGCGAACCCGAGGTAATTCCCGAATACATTCCCATTGCCGCCATGCCCTGGATCGGTGTGGTAGACGACACCAAATGCGACGCCATCGGATTCAGCAAAGGACTCTATACCCAGTGTCAAGGCGAAAAGACAATGGAATCCTATTGCAAAAAGTGTGCGTCCCTAAAAGCTAAAACTGGAACGCTTCCTTATGGCGACGTACACGCACGCATGCAATCCGATTGCATGGACTACAAAAATGTTCGCCCCTTTCTTCCCTTCATGGAAAAAAATGGATGGACGGAAGAACAAGTCGTTCGTTCCGCCGAACATTACAAAGGTAAAGTTGATCCACGAAATTTTCAGAAAAAATCTCGCGCACGTGGTCGCCCCGCCAATGCCGGAATGGCCGCACCGCAAATTCCTGTTGTTGACGAAGAAACTCACGACGAACCAGTCTCACCTCCCTACGTACCAGACAAGCCAGTCGCCGAACCAGTCGCCGAACCAGTCACCGAACCAGTCGCCGAACCAGCTGCCGAACCCGAAAGCGAGTCAGAAGAAGAACAAGAAGAAGAACTTACTGAAGAATATGTGAATGGGCTGAACAAGGCAGATCTCATCGTGGAAGGTAAACGTTTAGGAATTGAACTCAAGGAAAACGGTAAACCAAGAAAAATGGCCGACGTCAAAGAAGAAATCATTCGCCGATTTGTTCGCAACGAATAAACATTCTACATCGGGCTACATTCTACTACATCGGCTTCGCATGGACTACATTTTTTTTTACTTTCTTTAGCAAAAAATATTATCTATAGTATGTCAGATTGTAAAGGTAAAACACGAAATAATTGCAGACGGGAATGTTTTTTTACCAATGGCGTCAAACTGAAATACTGTCGTAAACGTAGAGGAAAAAAATCGTGTCGCGGTAGAGAAATGGATATTTGTTATGAAGAAGGTAAATGCAAATTAGCCCAAGGTGACAGCAGACGCTTTTGCAGAAAAACATTTAACAACAGATCTTCTAAGTCTAAAACGCGCAAGTCAAATTCGTTGTTTTAAATTTGGCCGACAATTTAAACACTCTTAATTTCATCAACCGACGTTCATAACTCCCATGTTTAATTCCCACATTCGTATTATTTTCTACAGGTTTCCAATTTGATTTATACAACGTATACAACGAACTATTACTCTTCACTGGAAATTCTAATGGACAACAATTCATACATTTACCCCTTATTTAAATTATCGTCTGTTTTATAACTCATTTATCACTTAGTCACTCATTTCTCATTTACCGTGAAATTTAACCCAGGATACCCATCATCCGATTGATTTCCATCCATAGGATGATGTTAAGATGACAGAATAAAATATTATTCAATGTATGAATGAAACTTCCATCAATATGATTTATTCAACTATATTTGGTATATGTGTAGGTACTCTATTATTTTTTCTAGATCACTTTACGAGAAACATTATTTTACCACGCAACATCGTCTTACAACTTGAATCTGGTCCAATGAACCTTATTTTTATTGTCTATTATTTATTCATTATCTTTTTTATTTTTCACACCATCTTTTATTTTTTACATAAAAACCCATTTCTCACTTAGTCACTCATTTCTCATTTACCGTGAAAATATGCCCTTATAGGATGGACATATTGAATCTAATACATGAGCTGATGTTAGGGTTACAGGGTGTTTCATAGAATAAAATATATGTATTTAATTTATATGAATACGGAATCTCCCAAAATGATTATGTATGCAACTGGATTTGGTATATGTGTAGGGGGAGGAGCTTATTTATTAAAAGGCCTTTTTCCTGATTTATGTGATACAACAGAATTAAATAAAGAAGATGCTGGATTGTTTACACCAAATGACGATGACACCGATACAACTGATACAACCGGTACACCCAATGCAACAGAGAAAGCTAGTATGTATAGTAGTCTATATAATATGTTTACTAGTCAACCAAGTACTTCTCAAAGTGTTTCTCAACCAACAAGTACTTCTCAAAGTGTTTCTCAACCAACACCAAGTACTTCTCAAAGTGTTTCACCAACTGATTCACAAAGTGTTTCACCAACGGATTCTCAAAGTGTTTCACCAACTGATTCACAAGGTGTTTCACCAACTGATACTCAAAGTGTTTCACAAACTGATTCACAAAGTGTTTCACAAACTGATTCACAAAGTGTTTCACCAACGGATTCTCAAAGTGTTTCACAAACGGATTCTCAAAGTGTTTCACAAACGGATTCTCAAAGTGTTTCACAAACGGATTCTCAAAGTGTTTTACCAACGGATTCTCAAAGTGTTTCACCAACGGATTCTCAAAGTGTTTCACCAACTGATACTCAAAGTGTTTCACAAACTGATTCTCAAAGTGTTTCACCAACGGATTCTCAAAGTGTTTCACCAACGGATTCTCAAAGTGTTTCACCAACGGATTCTCAAAGTGTTTCACCAACGGATTTTCAAAGTGTTTCACCAACTGATTCACAAAGCGATAGTGTGAATACAATTCAATTACCAACTGATCAGGGTCCGCCATCCTATCAATCCGTACCAGGATCTTTAGATCCTTCACAAGAACCAACCGTATCAGGACTATCAGCACCAGGACTATCAGCACCAGGACTATCAGCACAACAAGACATATCAGCACAACAAGACATATCAGCACAACAACCAGAATTACCAGTATCAGGTATATCACCAGACCCATTAGCACCACAACCAGAATTATCAGCATCAAGTCTATCACCAGATCCACAACCAGAATTACCACCAGGTATATCACCAGACCCATTAGCACAACCAGGCATATCACAGCAAGACCGCCCACCCTTTCCAACCTTTGGTGGTAAAAAAACTAGATCGTTTAAGCAGAAATTAAAGAGAACTGTGCGCCAATGTCAATATTGCAAACACACATAAAAATAATTTAGTTTCACGATCCGTAACATGAAATTGTACAAAAGGATTGAATAAATAAAGCATCAAAAATGCCATCAGGACAGTAAATATTTTTTCATAATAATTCAACCGATCTTGGGTTTCTTTAGATGGTTCTAATTTATTTTTTATCCAATAAAACAATACGGCCATTTTAATCAACAATAAAATAAACAAAACAAATTCATAAATTGTCATACAATAGTATGGAATTTAATTTAACCAATTTTAATAAACATAATAAAATACCTAAACAGGTACATCAAACATTCATGTCCAAACATTTACCACCTGACATTATCAAAATTATACAACGCAATCAAAAAATGTGCCCTGATTATCAATTTATATTTTATGATGATGATGCATGTGATTCTTTCATCCAACATCATTTTGATGAAACAACTTACCATGCATATAAAAAGATCAATCCCGTGTATGGAGCTATGAAAGCAGATTTTTTTAGGTATTGTATTTTATATAAAAAAGGCGGTGTTTATTTAGATATTAAATCCAGTATCAATTACCCTTTGAATAAAATCATTGACGCCAACGATGATTGTTTACTTGATATACCTAGATCGGTTGAATTTTGGCGTAAACAATCACCTACATATGAACAATGGATTCTTATGTTTTCTCCACAACATCCATATTTATTCAACGTGATCCAAACCATGGTAAACTTAATTCATCAAGAATATGAACCTACGATTAAACATATAAACGTGTTAACTACAAAACAAAAAATTTTTCATGTGACAGGTCCAGATATGTTTTCAACCTGTATCCGTAATTATTTAAAACTAAATACTCCGTTACATAGACATATAGATTATTATAAATATTTTTCACGATGTAGTTCAAATTATCTGAATATGTATACCATGAATAAAAAATTACATTACAGTCAATATCATGAACCTTTGTATAAATAATATGTATTCATAGTATGATGCCCATGTATTTAGGTAAACAGCGTCCAATCAAGACAATAAAAATAGTCAGTCCGCCTTTGAATACCATGTTTTTTATGAGTAAAGGAGTAAAGTCTTGTAGTTGTCGTTAAAATTGATTTATGATACTATATCAATCCATAAAAGATGATTCATTGTGATGAAGCAACGCATACGTACACGGTAGATGAAATTCCATACAAATCCGTCACTACCTTGATTGCTTCCTGGTTTCCAAAATTCAATCCTACAAATACGTTAAGGGGAATGAAAGCATCCCCTTCATGGGAATCTAGTCAATATTTTCATATGACGGATGAGGAGATTTTACAAAAATGGGAAGTGGATGGAAAATTGGCTGCACAACTTGGAACGAATTTGCACTATTACATTGAACAGTATTTAAAGAATGAGCCTTTGGAAGGAGACAGTGTGGAGATTCAACAGTTCAAACAATTCATTACCGAAACCTACTTGGTAGTTCATCAATTAGAATGGCGATTGTTTGATCCAACGACTAAAATAACAGGCGCGATTGATTGTGCATGTATCAATAAAGATGGAACATTAGATTTGTATGATTGGAAGCGATGTGGTAATATGCTTAAAACACACGGATTCGCAACGTTACCCGAGTTGGTTCATATTCCATCCTCCAATTATTGGAAATATACGATTCAACTTAATATGTACAAGTATTTAGTTGAAAAAACAACGTCCTACAAGGTAAAAAACATGTTCATTGTTTGTTTTCATCCTTCTCAGTTAAGTTATCAAAAATATAGGGTAACGGACATGTACCTTGAAAATGTATTAAAACGATTTGAATAAACATGGTATGAATTTATTTACATGGATATGGACGTGGATCATGTCCTGGTTTAAAAAACCAGATCCTCCTCCTCTTAAGTATGAATCGTATTATTCATTGAGTACACCTAAAGAGGAGTTGCAAGAAACAGAAGACAATATTAAACATGAACAAGTAGAAGAAATAACACCGGATGGAAAGGTGACGATGAAATATAATAAAGGAGACAATCTTTTTTTGTATTGGGCAGATAAACCAATCATGTATCGTTATTTAGAAACAATCGCGCGTAAATATGTCATTTTGTATGACTGTAAAGATATTTATGTGAATATGTATAAAGAATTATTAAAATCCTTGCATGAAAATGAAACGATGATTAAAGGTCCGTATGTTCAATTTAAATCGTCTACCAATCATGTCAGGAGTAAGTTGGTACGTGAACGATCCAATCATTATAAATATATGGGAAAGGTTGAACCTAAAAAAATAACATTGCCGTTTAAACATATAAATTTTTTAGAGTATAAAAGTAAGAATGTCTGAATCCAAAGATGAAAAAGAGTCAAAAGATGAAAAAGAATCCAAGGATGAAAAAGAACCCAAAGATGAACCCAAGGATGAAAAAGATGAATCCAAAGATGGTCCAGTGGATCCAATAGGTTCAACAGGTCCAACAGACAATCCAACAGACAATCCAACAGGTTCAACAGGCCCAGACAATCCAACAGGTTCAACCGGTCCAAGTGATGGTTCAGCAGATACAGGCTCAACCGGTCCAAGTGATCCAAATCTGAATGATCCAAATCAAAACAATGGCATGGGCTTGAATTATGATCCATACAATCCAGGTCAACCACTTGTTCAACCCATGACCCTTACTCAAGCTGACCAAAAAAAACTTAAAAATGCAATTAAACCAGAAGTAAAATTATTACTCACAAAAAATCTTTTACCTGCTATTAAATCTGAACTTCAATTAGATTTAAAACCTACGGTTCATACATTACTTTCACCCGTGATTGAAGGTGAAATTAAAGATTATATTCTTAACGATGCAAATATTTTGAATCAAAATTTAAATAGTTATAACATTGCTACAGGAATTATGAATTTTGCAAAAAATCCTAGTTTTAAATTTCCAGAAATTCCAGCATTTTTAGATAAAATTTTTCCAATAATGGCCATTACTAAAATGGCATCCGCCATAGAAAAAGGTGTTTCTTCCGCTGCATCAGCACTAAAAAATAAATTTAAATCTAAACCCAAGGATTCAAAATCGGATTCAAAATCGGATGCGGATGCACCTGAGGATAAACCTGCGGAAGCATCCGCGGATACACCTGCGGAAGCACCTGCCGAAGCACCTGCCGAAGCACCTGCTCCTGCCGAACAATCCGGTGGTATGAAAGGTATACATTTTACTTCGGAGGAATGCAATTTTTTTGTTTAAATTTTAAATAACCAATACTTTGTTCTAAATTAAACGATGAACCTAACGATTTTTTTACAATTTCTAAAGCAACTTTTTCTTTCAGAGAAAGTTGCTCAATGTACTTTTCCATGTTATACATCACACCTTATTTATTTAAATCATTTTTTTTATTTGCGGGATCGTCTGCTTTTCTTTTGTTTTCTGGTTTGCCTTTTTCTACGGCTTCCACCTAACTTCGCAGATCGTGACGCTAAATTCTGTGATTCATAGGCAACAGGATCACCTCCTACCTTGGACGCATTTGTTGCTACACCATTGCTTACATACGAAACAGGAGTTCCTCCCCTATACGATTTACGTGCTTGTTGTAACAAATCTTTGTACTGAAGACCAGGATTTTGTTTACGAAATTGCTTCACATGCGCCATCCAAGGATTCGTTGCCATAGTTATACTATATAAAAAAAATTGATTTTAATTCATGGATATTTCCTTTACAACATGGTTCGTTTAGCTAATCGTCAAGATGGTGAAATTTATGCCGTGGTAGAAAAAAATTTAGGTGGAGGACAACTGAAAGTAAAATGCCTAGATGGGGTATCCAGGTTATGTAAAATACGCGGAAAATTTACCGGAAAAAAGAAAGAAATTGTTGCCGTAGATTACTGGGTATTAGTAGGAATTCATTCCTTTGATTCTAAACCCAAATGTTCTTTACTTGAAATCTATACACCTCACGAAGTGAACCAACTTAAAATGACCAATGAAAATTGGTCGGTTTTTGGTGTTGAACAAGAACAATCAGAAATAGATGAAACCATGGAGACACAATCCGTCACCGTACAGACAGAAATTAACATTGATGACATATAAAAAAAATGTAGTTTCATATATATATTTTTTTAATCGCTAAATTCTTCTGGATCTTCTGCTGACCATGACGATGAAGATGCTGTCTCATAATCTTCTTCTTCTTCCGGTACGTAATCATAATCATACGGTTCCAAATCACGATCCGTATAGAATTTGTACCACCTTGTCTTCATTTCCAAAATCGCCTTTCCTGCTAGTTCATTCAACGTTGGTTCTGGATGAACGTAATCCGTTTCCATATGTACTTGATGATTCTTAAAGTAAAGACGAGCCCAACCATACGGAATCTTTCTTTCTTGAAGGACAGGTTCATCGTCTACAAAATCTAGGGTTGAATAATCTAGTACCGGCTTTGACACCGATGAAGCACATAGTTGAGGGAAATCAACTGCTTCCTGGCGAGCCCGACGTTGACGAATTTGGTAAGCCATCTTCTTTTATCTATTTACTTTTTTTTAATCTATTTCAATTTTTTTATAAATTCATTATATGTCTATTGTAACGCTAAAAAAAAAGTCGTATACCATGTACGGAAAATCACATGTCAATCAACAAGGTCAATTTTCAGTCGTAGGTGTTCAACGACAATTGCCCATGTCATTAGGAAGATCCGTGACACGAACACCGTTCCGGGGAGCCTATCCTATGGGACATGGTGAAGGATCTCGGTGCAGAGTTGGTGGATGGAGAGCACGCAAATGCGGTTCTTCGTATCCAATGAACATTCATCGTTCCCTAGACTTGACTTTACAAACACTGGTTAAAAAGAGTACGATGAACATGAATGGTTACCTTGAATCTGCGTATACGGGAATTTTACATGGTGCAAATGCTCATGTGGCAAAATCCGAAAAAGATGCGTCAGATTATATTCGTCTTCAAAAATTAAAATGTCCTTTGGTCAAAGATAACAGTGTTCATGCAACAGGTTCATGTGCACCGTACACAAAAAATGTAAATATCATGGATTATTCACAATATGACATGAAGTATCAATCACCATGTTTGAAATTGATTAAAACAAAACCAAATTCATGTTGAGCAGTTGCAAGTGGACTATACCACGTTTAATTTTTTTTGAAAGAGTTGTATGGTTATATTAATGCAAACCTTTTTTTGAAATGATATTTACGTTGTTCAAATAACCGTTTTTTTTGAAGTTCTAACAGTGCACGAATTTCAAATAAATTTTTACGTTTTTCAAACACATGTCTATTGTTTGCATTAAAATAAGATTCCGCTAAAACACCGTTTGCAATAAGAATACGATGCTCTTTACATTCTAGATGGTAATATTCTATATCTTTCCATGTATCTTGATAAATGGTAGTTCCATTTACCAATTTGTTAGATTCTACCAGTTTACCATTGATCAAAATTCCGTGTTTGGGAGAAACATATAAATTCGTGAAAGGAACATTACCAAATGCATGTTTGGTAATACAGATGGGTTGTGAATTTGAATTTAAATGTTTTACTTTAAATTTACTTATCCATATTACAGGTTCAAGTTGGGTAAATTTATTTGTATATTTTATGTTGGTGATGACTTGATGACCTACATGGATTTTTTCTATAGGAACAAATCCATTTTTTGTTAATATGAGTGTTCCTTTAGCATAACAAAAAATATCTTCATTGAAAGAACCTCCCTTGGGTTGAAATTCTGACATATATATTAATATTATATTTAAAGTCACGTCGTTTATGATTATAAATGAAGTTCTTTTTGTTGTCGCTTGTGGGTATACATGCACTTCAAATTCGTCCACCTACAGCCCCCTTACAAAATATTCCCGTGTTTGATCCATCCAATTATGCAGGAGGATTGGAACCAAGTTTTTATCGTGAATCTGAATTAAAACATGGCCGTTTAGCCATGGTGGGAACCTTGTTACTTCCCGTGTTAGAACAAACCCATGGATTAGGAATTCATGCCTTTCAAACTTTATCGGATACGACTCAATTATCTGTCGTCTGTGCCATGTTTGCAAGTGAATTTTATTCCATGTCCATTGGATGGGAAAATCCAACCCAAAAAGCATTTGCCTTGAAACCGGATTATCAACCGGGTGATTTAAAATTTGGCGTATGGAATCCAGAGGATGGTGATTTGATGGACAAGGAACTCAACCATGGACGACTTGCCATGATCGGCATGTTAGGCATGATGGTACAAGAACTCGTCACCCAACAACCATTATAGTTTAATTAAGTGTTTAAATGAATTTGAATTTTTAATACATTTAAATTTTTTAGTACGAATGTACCCTGGTTTACACTTTTTTACATATCGTTTACTTTTTGGATTGTAAATTTGATCTGTCATATTCACATGGTCTAACCCTTTTAATATATCAGGTATTTTACGAAAATTTAAAAATTTATTTTTCACAATGTTTTTATTTTTTAATACTTCTAATAATTCATGATGAAATAATCTATTTTCTATCATGATCAAATCATCTTTTAATTCATATTGCGCTGTATATCCATCAATCTTATTGTACATTAACCATTCATCCACTTCACCTTCTATCGGTGTTTCCATAAATTTAAAATAACCCATGAATGATTTTGTAGGATCTCCAAGATCTGTATCAAAATCTGCAGTTGGTGCTTTATGTTTTTTAGGATAAATCATTTTAATGATGTCAGGTTGATCCAATATGGAATATAACTTTTTTTTTCCAATTAATTCAAGGATACGTTGATAAAAAACAAGGTTAGAATGTCTTGCTAAAAAACCAATAGAATCTTTTAAATAAACATTACCGTTAAGGTTGTTATGAACATAAACATAAATGGACAACTTATAAAGAATCAAAAATAAATACACTTTTGCTTTTTGAACTTCTTCCGTATTCTCTACGTTTTCAAATAATTTTTGAACACATTCATCGGTTGTCACCACATCTTCATAATATCCTTTTAACATTTTTTTAATAGACCATGCCTTTTCATTTTCAATCATGGGAATGTTCAAAAAATGTTTAATCACTTTAATTAAATGTTGACATTCTACTTTAAATGTCATTTGGGGTTGAAATACTTCTTCCATCAAAGGAGCTGTTCTATTAGCATAATTCACGGCATGTAAAAAAAATAAATTCGTATCCGGATAATGAAACATTTTAGTTCCTTTTATTTTCATCCATTGATTATCGTGTTTGATATGAAACGATCCGTGTACTTCTTTCAATGATTGAAGTAAATTTAAAATGCGTTTCAATGCATCTGTAAATGTATCTATGATAATTTGTTTGGATAACGGTGGAGAATAATACGTAACTGTCCATTCCGTAACAGATAAAGTATAACACGGCAAATTATTTAAAAAAGATGAAAAATAAATTGGATATTTATGCGTAGGTGTTTGAAAACTATACATACTATTTTTATTTTTATTCACGCATAATGGTTTTAATTGATTCATTTGAAAATCTGGTGTAGAAATATCATTCAACGTATTCATGACAATTTTTTTATTCGGTGTATCTCCATCCATATCTACATCCGATACGTATTCTATGTATTCACCCGAATGAATTACTTTATAATATTGATCATTTAATGGAATATTGTTGGTAAAGGTACGTGCCAAATCTGAATTTACAAATTCTCCATTGGGTTGGTAATTTAGTTTGATTAAATTGGACGTTTCAAATTCATATCCTACACTCAAAATATGTTTATATACATCATCAATCAAATGATTCATATTTATTCATAATATTTAATATTGATAAATACTTTTAATCAATAAAGAACAACTCCAATCTGCATTATTTAATCCTAATAAATTACCTTTGTCGTCATATAAACTAAACTCTAACATGGATAACGTAACCGGTCCAAAATATTCTCGCAAATTTAATTGTAAAGGACCCGAATTGTCCACCATTAATTTAACCGGTCCACAATCGGGTACTGCTTGATAACCATTAGATGTTTTTGCCCAATCGGTACGTTTGACGGCGATTTTTGCAAACATGTTGGATGATTCACAAAAAGATATTTTAGGAGGTATTAACACTTCATTGATGGCATTGATGGTTGCAATTTTAGATTGTGGAACGAATGATTTTGGAATGACCGATACCGCAGATGAACCTGATCTATATTGTGGAATGTCCAAATTATAATAAGACGGCATTTTAGATTTAAGTTTTGGAAGTGTATTCATACCAATGATATTTGTATTCAATCGGTTTTGTAAATAATCATTGAACCCTAACATGATATATTTTGTTCCCGATACATCTACCAGTCCATGAGGAGTTATTGAATATGATGTACCCGTTTGATCTGCCATGGAAATCGGTAAAATAAATCCTAATAGTTTACCTAAATTATTATTGAAAGTTGCATTCTTCAATTCTACAAATGTATTGAATTTATCATACCATATGATGGTAAAATCTTGATCCATGGTAAACGTGACTTTTCCAGATATATCATCATAGGTATACAAAAATGTAGGAAAATAAACATTCACTAATGCTTGTATTTTAGTTAACAAGACTTGCAATGTATAATTTCCATCCGGAATGACAATGGCATACGTTTCTTGGTTAGAGGCGATCATGAACGTATTGGTTCCTTTATCAGCTGAAAACGTATACCATGATACCGGTATTTCAATGGACAACAAAGAAACAGAAATGACATTCAAAATTGGATCCGACAATTCACAAACAAAACGATCCGTGGTATAATTTTCCATGGAAGCTAACAATCGTATGGATGAATCAATGTTGACAATACGACTGATTATATTTTTAACATCTGGATTGATGGTGCCTCGTTTTACTTCTGTAATGAATGTTCTACCTACATTTTCACTAGGAAGTGTATCCAATAATTTTTTTTGAACGTCTTTATAAAATTTTACAATGTCAGGTTTATTTGAATATTTTTCTATTTGATAATCCGTTGATTTTACAATGGTCATACGATCCACCACTTCCAATTCCATAATTTCAATCAATTCATCTATGGAATAATGATCTATGTTCAAATCCATAATTTATCTCAATATTCTTCTTTTAATATAAAAAAATTGATTAATAAATATATACGGAATGAATATAGAATGGAGTGTCAAATTTGCGCCAATCCCTTTAATAAAACCATGCATACCAAAATTCAATGTGGTGCATGCGATTTTAATTCATGCAAAGAATGTATTCGTACCTATTTAAGTAATTCAACCAGTCTTCCTCATTGCATGAATTGCAAAGCTAGATTTACGCATCATTTTATGGTTCGTCATTTGAATCGTTCGTGGGTCAATACTTCGTACAAAGATTGCTTGACAAGCATTCTTACCGGAAAACAAATTGGACTCATGCCTGAAACACAACCGTTTGTAGAAGCTGAAATACAACGAAGAAATATCATTCATGAAACAAATCAATACAAGAAAGAACTACGAGATTTGAATATCAAAGCAAAAAAGTTAGACCATGCCATTCGTGCCAATGGATACAAACTTAGAGGTGAAGAAGTTCCAGCCATGTTACTCAATGAATACGTCACCAATTCTTCCATGGTCGTGGATGCTCAAAAGAAATTCATCATGCCATGTCCTCTTGAATGTCGTGGGTTTTTATCTACCCAATACAAATGCGGTACTTGCCAAAAAAATATATGTTCCGAATGTTTAACTCTCAAAGAAGATAACCATACGTGCAATGAAGAACAACGTCTTAGCGCTGAACTGATTAAAAAGGAAACCAAGGGTTGCCCTACGTGCGGAACACGTATTTATAAAATTGATGGATGCGATCAAATGTATTGTACGGCCGTTCATAACGGTGTTCATTGCGATACCGCGTTCAGCTGGAAAACCCGCCAAATTGAAAAAAATATTCACAACCCCCACTATTATGAATTGATGCGTCAAAAAGGTGTTCAGTTTAGAAATGTAGGCGATGTTCAATGTGGTGGCATGCCTTCCGTTCGTGGCCTAACTAGAGCATTTGAACATTTCAAGGACTACCTTGATTGGGGAGATACACGAACGAGACTTGCTCGTATGCATAGAAGAATCTCAGAACTTGTTCAATACGTAACTACCATTTATAGAGCAAGAGTTCGTGATCATGATGAACGACTTCAACAATTACGAGTTAGATACATGATGAAAGAAATGACACGCGTTGAATTTTCAGATGCCGTGTATAAAGCCGAATACTGTCACCAAAAAACCATAGACATTCAACAAGTACTAGAACTCATTGGAATTAGTGGAATTGAAGCGTTCATTTCTATTACCGAACGAACCCCCCTCTTACCCGATTCTGAATGGGAACGAATTCTTACCGATGAACCTAACCTACCTCATCAGTTCAGAGATCATTTGGATAAAACGTTGCAAAGTTTACACCAAGTTCGTGAATATTGCAATGAACAATTCAAACAAATTGGAATTACCTACAATAGTTCTGTACCTGAATACGATGAAATATTCAATCCCGTCACCGTCAAGTATAAAATGAATGGAACTAAAATGAAATGAATTTGGACAAAGATTTTACTTGTTAAACAATGTATATTTTTTAAGAATACGATATAGAATATACAACAATATAAACGGTATTATTTTTGCATAAGCATACATGATTGAATATCCAGGGTGAATTTGTTTATGTAATTTTAATAAATGTAACAATCCTAAATAGATGTTAATTAATAACACACTATTTCCATATCCCCAATTTTTTTGATTTTCTGTTTCTGGAAATAATTGATAACAAAGAGGTGTATAATAAATGTAATTGATGGATAAAAAATTTAAATATATATCCCAATCTCTATTTTTAGAAAAAGATATTTTGTTTCGTACCGATTGACTTAATAACACCGCATGTGTTCCGCCAGATAATCCTACATACGTATAGCCATTGTAAGGTAATATTAATTGAGGTATACAGCCAAGTCTATAAATAAAATGGTGATGCGTAGATACAAAAGAATCAATGTTTTGGGTATGCTCTTTTACCTGTGAATCAAACATAAAATCATCTTCCAACAATAGAATCGTATTGTATTTTTTAGCATCTTCCATGATGTAAGAACAAGCGTCCATCAAATCTTCTACCGTATTGTTCACTTGTGGTTTATCACATGTTTTAAATCCTTTGTTGAAAAGAATATGAACAATTTTAGTAGGATGATACAGACTTAATTGTTGTTTGATATCTTCATATCGCGATATATCTTTTTCTAAATGAATGATATACGTAGCATCTACTTCTTTAAAGAGTGGATCATCATATTCTATTGTTTCTAGGTAATAACACATAGTATATAGAAACAAATAATTGAAACAATTTAATTGTTTCTCAAAAACTATTTTGAAAAATTATGAATCCTTTTTAGAACATAATGTATTTTATAATGAATATCACAACAATTAAAACCACATATATCCATGTATGAACAATTGGTAAAAATTCTAAAAAACGTTTCCAATAAATATAAAAACCATTATGTTCAGGTGATTTATATAAAGTTGTATCATATTTCAACTGTTTAATAATAATATCAAAATTAGTAAATCCATTTCCATGAAAAAAAGATGGAAATGTATTGTTGTATTTAAGTTTATTGTCTACATAACTTATGTTATATTCACCTTTTTTTATTTTTAAAAAAGTAGAATTAATGACTAAAAATAAATTACATTCTACATCAATGATAAATTGATGCTCATGTTGTACACAATATTTTTGTAATATAGATTGATCATTATCCGTTGATTTAAACGTAATGTTTTCTAACATGTTTAACAATGTAGATGAATACCCCATGTATGTTCCTGTATTTATATATTCATCTTTACATTTTGTAAACACAAGTGATTGTAATATGCGCATTAGTATATTTTCAATGATAGGCTGTGAATATTGTTCTTTTGAAATAATAATTTTGTCCCAATCTTGTCCTATACGTTCTGTAAATTTTCGTTCAATCGTGGCAGCATCTTCTAATACAATTACATCAAATGCATCTACAAAACAAACAAGTTCATCTTTCAATGTACGAAGATACTTTTTCATTAATTCAAATTTCCAACTATAACCTTGCCATTTTTCTCCCCATCCTAATGTAATTAATTCATGACCATGTTGTTCAGCACTTAATTTTAAATATGGATAATATCTTTCACTATGTGTAGCAACGGTTACTAATTTCATAAAATAAACAAATATTATATATATATATGTATAAACTAACATTCATATTATTCATTATTATCATCATGAACATGATTAGTTTATACAATGATCGTCATTATCATGAATACTATTCCAAAAATAAAAAAATATATGACGTTGGATACAAATATCTACCCAACATTAATCAACACGAATATTTGATTAATTATATATCATACGTCATCATCATCCTATTAATATTTACAAATTTTGTGGTTGATTTTTTAAAATTATTTTTTATCATTTATATCATTCGTTTTATATTTACACAAATCACAGTTCTTCCCAAAATAAAACATTGTAACATTCAACAATTCAATCCATTCGGATATTGCTATGATAAAATTTTTAGCGGTCATATTTCTTTCTTGTTTTTATTTACGTTATTTTTATATGAAACCAATTACATTTCCATTTATATTTTGGGTATTCTAAATATAATAAATATGTGTTTAATTATTTCTACTCGTGCACATTATACCATTGATGTAATAGTTGCTTTTATAATAACTTTTTTTATATTTAAAAATAAAAAAATTTTTTTGTCTTATATGAAATAAAACTTGAAACGATTTAATTGTAAAACTAATTTAAAAATAATTAAATTTTTAAATTGAAATTCATGTGAACATAAAAATTTTATAAAATGGCGTTTTCATTTTCATTTGTTGATCCTGATGGTGCTGATGAATTGTTTGTACAAGAAGTACTTGAACAATACAATTTGGGAACGCTTGATAAAATTGTAGCTACCCGTTTGTATGATGATGATCAAGTAAAATTTGATGTATATTATTCATCCAGAAATGAAAAAGGACAATCTTTCTGTCATGATCTTGATTTGGCAACTCAAAAACAAACTACCTTGCGAATGAAACATGGATACAATTTTGTTACCGATGAACATTTTGTTTGGAATCTTACTAAAACTTGAAACGATTTGATGTGAATGTACAACTTAATTATTTCTCAAAAACTAATTTCAAAATAAAAAACATAAAATTTTATAAACTTTTTTTTAAAGTATACGATACATGGATTCAAGTAAATCTCCCACTTCTTCTTGAAATTCTTCATTTGCATCTTCAACCGACATACCCTGTATTTTTTCTTTTATTTCTTTTAAACGAGGAATATGTTGTTCTTGTATTTCAAAACCATAATCTTGGTATTTACTAAAATATGGTTTATGTTTCATTACATGAATAGCAACCGACATTCCATCTTTAGTAGCGTGATCCGATAAAATTACTTTTCCTTTAAATTCAACTTCTTCTAATAATTCCATAATAAGTTTCATAGTAGAATCCATATTTGGAATAAAACATCGTTTTTCATTTACACGAATGTTTAATATTTCTGCTTCTTTTTTTGTATCATTGATGCATACAGCAATACACGTTTTTGCAGTAGGTGAATTATAAGCATGTTCAACATAGACAGAAGAAAATGGTTTATTTCTAAATCTAACTCTTGTTCTTTTACATAAAAACGAATCATCCTCACACCTAGGCTTAGGTGAAAGCATGTTTTTTGTCATTAAATAATAATAAGTAAGGTTGTTAGTAGGATCGTCACAACACTTAATTCCGTCAATCATGGTGTCGTTAGGAACACCATCATTTCCATGTAAAACTAAAAATGTATGCGTATTTAATTTTAAAAATTCTACCCGATCACAATAAAATCCACTTCCATAATCTACCTTTCCTTCTAATTTATATTTGTAATAAGCTAAAGAAAGAGAACCTCCTCGTTTTCTAGTTTTCATAAATTATACTAGTTTTTAAATATTGTTTTATTTGTAAATACTACAAATAAAACTTGAAACGATTTGATGTAAATATACAAACGATTTATTTCTCAAAAACTATTTTCAAAATAGAAAACATAAAATTTATTCATCTTGTTTTACAGTACATCCTCTTTTATGAGCAGAATATGCTTGTTTATTTTTACATTCTTTCCCACATTCACATAAAATATAATTATTTACAGATGTATATCTGGTTGACAAATATAATGTTAAACTTGGCATATTAATTTCATCCAATTGTTTACACATTTTTACAGTAAACTCTTTTACATTTTTTTGCATTTCTGTTTTTTTAAATATAAATGTTTTATATTCTTCATTTATTTTTTTCAACATTTCTTTTGGTATAGAATCCACTTCTACATTTTGTTCTAATGAATCTACTTGTTCTTTAAAATGATCAATGATATCAATTGCAATTTTAATTTTTTCAGGATTGTTGTTAACATGATGTACATACATTAATATATTTCCATTTTGAACATTGATTTCATAATTTTCTTTATTTGCAATTCCTGTATTTTGAGATAAAAATAACCCACAACAATTTTGTATAGAAGTATCTCTCATGAATTTTTCAACTTCATCCCTGGCTACATTTGTTTCCCAATTTTTATTTTCAATCAATAACTTTGGTTTATTTGTTCTTTCTAAAATAAAATCACCGGTTTCTTTTGTAGTTCCTACAAAATTTAACTCTGCTGAAGGATACATGGATTGTAACATATGAAACAAAATTGTTTCAGAAACTTTTCCCTTTGAACAAGAATTGTCCATTTTACGAAGTAAATCTTGTACGGATTGTTGATTCATGGTAGATAATTCTTTCATTGCATGATGTTGATGATCTTGTGTAAGTTTGATTTCTTTTAAACCATGATCCATTTTTTCATAAGATGAATTAAGTAACAATTGTGTTGAACTAAATTTTTGTTCAATGGAAAACATAAATTCTTGTAAAGTTTTTCCAGTAGATACTCGGTTAGATTCTTCTATGATACACTTTTGAATATCTCGTAATGAATCTTGTAATTTGATAGACAATATATCATGTGATTTTGGAATATCTTGAAACAATAATGCCGTTTTATCAACTAGATGACTTGTATATTCTTTTACAATCGGTGCAATTTTATCTGTAGCATTGCTTGCCATAATGATTCGGAAATCTTCCATGTATTCTTTTTTCATCTCAGACAATTTAATTGACAAATTCATTAACATATCAGGTTGCAATTTTGAAACAGATTCGCGTGTATTTTTTACTTCAGACTCAACAGATTTTAAACGATCTAATAATTGTGAAACTACCGAGCTATTAATAGAATCATGCACCATTTTTTCCATCATGTCAACTAGTAACAAATTAACATGATCAATAGATATATTTGGATTGGCTTGATAAAAGTCTACTACTTTTTTGTTTGTTATTTTTATGGATGACATATTTATATTTGGCAATATTGTCTTTAAATCGCTTTCAAAAACTTAACAAGAATTTAAATTAAGTTTTAATACATTTTTAAAAACTTAATAAAAATTATTTTAAGAAAAATAAAAAATTAAAATATTTTAAAATAATTTTTTCCTAAACAAAATCAAAAAATATTTATAAAAATTATAATTTTGCAAAATATTTATAAAAATTATTATAATTTTTACAAAAATATTAATAAATAATAAAAAAATATTATATTTTTTTATTATAAAAAATTCGTAAAAA